AAGTCTGATCGAGGATACCGATGAGGTTATTCTTCATAGCTGTTTTGTGTTTCATGTAGAAGCCAAACTGACGGTTCATGGTCTTTAGTTGATTGCGTAGTTCGTCCATAAGACTATACTGTTTCAATTCCGTCCAACTGTCAAGGGTGTAACGAGCTATTTTTACAGCGTCAGCTTTATCAGATTTTACTTTGCGGAGAGAATGAGCTCCAAAATCTTTAATGAGCTTAGGATTTACGGCAGTTACAAAAAGACCTGCCAGAGAAAGCTCACGAGCCAGTGGTTCGTAGTAACGGCCAGTATGTTCCATAACGATGCGTGATTCACCTTCGATTGATCGGATCTGCTCAATTAAGGATTGGATGTTACTGGAGGTGTGCTTGATTTCAAAGGGAGAAGAAACGATTTCTCCATAAGGTCGTAGAATGGCGATCATACTTTTGCCTTTGGAAACATCAATACCAACAGCGTTCATGTTCATAAATTTGTCACTCCTAAAGATTATTGCAATAGATAAGTACCAGTTTTACTCATTGCCTATTCAATCTACTGTGGTGTGACACGAACGTACCAAAGGCAGTTCAACCTGCATAAAACGAACGCTGCAAATGAGGAGCTGGTTATCAGTCTTAATTACGGACGCGAAGTCCAAGAAAGGAGGCCGATATACCGATTGCTCCAACATTGTAACAGCTTAAGCAACAAGATGGATAATTCCTTACTGGCTGTAAGGGATATTAACCATAAATATATTGTAGTAGAAAGTATATGTATGACAAAACAAGAAGCGGTAGTAGTTGAAACCTACACAGGAATTTGTATGCTTACAGGGGATGACTGAAGACTTGCATACGAATACGCAGAAAAACTTTTAGGTCATCCGATATATACACATGAATTCCCGAAGTATGCTGATAAGTTGAAAGAACTTAGCAAGCCAGATTTTATTGAAATTTGTAGAAAGTTAGGTGATTGAATGAATCCAGTATTTATATTTCTAGTGATATGTGGAGCGGCAGTAGTATGGTTTCTGCTTTACAAATTATTTCAACCACTAGGTAAATTATTGAACCACATTGGCAGAAATGCTATTGATGAGTTAAATAAAGATGAAAGTCAAAAAAAGGAGGATAATAAATGAAAAAAGGACTTTTAGGCGGAATTGGATTAGCTGTTGTTATTGTAGCAGGACTTATCTGTATTGCAAAATGCACAGTAAGAGTTCCAGCAGGATATATCGCAGTTGAGTATAAAATGAATGGTGGTATTTCAAAAAATGTACTTACACAGGGATGGCATGTGATTTCACCAACAGTAAAAACTTCACTGTATTCCGTTGGAATCGAGCAGTCTTATCTTACATCTGAGGATAAGGGCGATTCTCCAAAAGATGAAAGTTTCAAGACACCAACGGCAGATGGAAAATCGCTTCAAGTCGACCTTGAATTTTCTTATAAATTCGATCAGAGCAGAGTAACTGATGTATTTACTCAGTTCAAAGGACAATCCGGTGAATCCGTGAAGAATACCTTTATTAAACCAAAGATGAAAGCATGGACGCAGGAAGTAACTGCGAAGTATCCAGTAACAGATGTTTTTGGTGATAAACGCCAGGAACTGAATGAAGCACTTGACGAATATCTTAAGCAGAAGTTTGAGCCATACGGAATTATTATTGATACAGTAAACTTTACTTCCATTTCCACTGATGATGAAACACAGGCTGCAATCCAAAAGAAGGTAAATGCACAGCAAGAATTAGAACTTGCTAACATTGAAGCTAAAACAGCCAAAGTACAAGCTGATAAAGATAAAGAAGTTGCACTGATTGCTGCTGAACAGGAAAAGGAGAAAGCATCTATCCAAGCGGAACAGGCCAAAATTGATGCAGAAGGTAAAGCTGAAGCTATTAAGATTAAAGCAGAAGCTGAAGCAGAAGCAAATAGAAAAATCGCAGAATCTCTTACTCCCGAACTGATTGAAAAACAGAAAATTGATAAATGGAATGGTGAAGTACCAAAAATTCAAGGAAGTAATACTTCTACCATCGTAGATACAAGAGATATGACAGCTGATGAGAATGCTAAATAATAAATAAAACAGTCAAGAGAGCCACATGAGAGCCAGACTAAATCCTAAAAAGAAAGGAGGTCTGGCTCTATTTTTATGGGAAAAATTACAGAAGGTTCGCTTGAATGGTATCGGACAGTCCTAAATCAGATTATCAGTAGCGACATGACAATCTATCAAAATCAAAAAGATTGCCTTGATTTGCTCTTAAATATGAATATTGACCTTCCTTTCGACAAGAACCAAGAAGCAAGGAAAATGGCTATGAAAGTAAGTCAATACTCACATAACATAGCAGAGAAGTGTGCTGCATTAACTGGTAGTGGTGACTTTGATGATATCTACTGGCAGTATTTGTTACTAGAAGCACCACATTTATTTGAAAGTTACTTGCTTTATATGGAAAAAAATAGACCGGACAGCAAGAAATTTTATATTCCACGAAAAAAAACACTGCATGTGGTAGCCAAAGACCTACAAGATTTGGAAGAAAGAAAGATAGAGTTTTACGGTTTATCACTTCCAAGCCGTGTTGGAAAATCCACTATGTGTATTTTCTTTATGTCATGGATAATGGGAAAAAGACCGAATAGTCATAGCGCCATGGGTGGTCATTCTGGAAAACTGGCAAAAGGATTTTACGGAGAACTTCTTAACCTCATTAATACACAGGAATACAACTACAGTGAAATTTTTCCGCAATCGAAACTTCAAAAACAGAGTGCTGATGATTTTGAAATAAACCTGGACAAACCAGACCGATTTGCAACAATGACTTGCCGTGGTATTGAAGGTACTTGGACAGGTGCCGTTGACATTTCTTCCGATGGTTATTTGTACGTGGATGACCTTGTAAGAGATAGGCAACATTCATTAAGCCCTACCCGATTGGAAAATACATATCAAGAATATCTGAACAAGATGGTTGACCGTAAGATTGATGGTGCAAGGGAGCTTATGGTTGGAACTAGATGGAATTTATATGATCCTCTTGGGAAAATTGAGAAGCTAAATCGGGATAATCCAATGTATCGGTTTAGAAAAATTCCAGCTTTGAATGATGAGGGTAAATCGAATTTCGATTATGAGTATGGCGTTGGATTTTCAACAAAATATTATGTCGATATGAAAGCTAGGCTAGATGCTAACGAATGGGAAGCCAAATATCAGCAAAAGCCCTTCTTGCGTGAAGGAATTGTGTTTGCAGCTGACGAATTGAGATATTATAACGGCGTTCTTCCAGAAGGTGGATTTGTTAAAAATGTTTCTGCCTGTGATGTTGCGTGGGGTGGTGGTGATAGCTTATCAATGCCAGTGGGTGCAGAATACGAAAATGGAGATGTATATATTTATGATTGGATTTTCAGCACAGCACCAAAAGAAGGAACATTGCCATTAGTTGTTGGAAGAATCATGGGAAATAATATTCAATCCATTAATTTTGAAGCAAATAATGGTGGAGATATGTATGCCTATTATGTAAACGAACGCTTGAAAGAACATAAATACGCTTGCAGCACGACAAGTACAAAAGCACCTTCAAAACAAGCAAAAAAAGAAAAAATAAATCAATATTCCGGGGATGTTAAGCAAAATTTTATATTTTTGGCTCCGAAATATCAAGATAAACAGTATCAAAAGGCTATGGATGAATTAACGACCTTTGTATATATTGGCGATAATGAGCATGATGACGCCGCAGATGGAGTTACACAGCTTGCAATAACACTTGCTGGAAAAAGATTTGCAGAAGTAAAAGCAACCAAAAATTTTATGTGGGGAAGGAGATAGAATATGATGACTGCAACTCAATATTTACGACAGATTGAAAATTATGATAACAGAATCAAAAACAAGCTTATCGAAGAAGAACAGCTCAGTTCTCTTTCCACAAGTGTATCTGCAATCCCTGTTGGAGAAAAGGTACAAACTTCTGTAAAACGTGATCCGATGGGAGATATGGTTGCAAAGATATTTGATCTGCGAGAAGAGATTTCAAAAATGATATCCGAATTTTTACAAAAAAAACAGGAAATAGTCCGAACCATAGAACAGGTTGAAGACCCGTTGCTATACAACATACTATTTAAGCATTATGTTGAGTACAAATCATTGGTTCGTATTGCAGATGAGATGGGTTATTCAGAGATTCACATTAAAAAAAAGCATTTAAAAGCCATAGCAGAAATAAAAAAGATAAAAGGTTTTGAAAGATGATACCAAAATATACTGAATGATACCTTCAATATGTGTAAAATATAAAGTAGAGCATTGGATTAAAATATCCAGTGCTTTTTATTTTACAGAAAGGATGGTTCGGCTCGTGAGAAATACAATGAATTTTGTAGATTTATGCCGAGGTGAGTTCGGGCGAAAAGTAGCCTACACAGGCGTTGACCGAATCACTCCACAAAATGTAGTAAAAGTAGTATCAGATACAATTGGCATACATAATAGAAACCGAACATTGATTGATTATCTGTATCGGTACATGAAAGGCGATCAGCCGATATTGTATCGAAATAAAATAGTACGTCCAGAAGTTAATAACAGAGTGGTTGAAAATCACGCATTTGAAACTGTAAAATTTAAAGCTGGACAGATTTGTGGAGAGCCAATCCAATATGTATGCAAAAAGAAAAATGCGGATGAAAAAATAAATGAGCAAGTTGACCTTCTGAATGACTATTTGGACGAAGCCAATGCAGATGCAAGAAACATCCAAAGGGCAATATATCAGAGTGCAACAGGAACTTCCTATAAGGCTATTCTGAAAGAAGAGGACTGGACAAAAAACGGAGATTTACCACCGTTTAGAATCTTTATTCCATATCCTGGTGATTGTTACATTGTATACTCACAGAGAAATGGGAAACCAATGCTTTCCGTGCAGATTTTAAAAGATGAAGATGAACAGCAATATTATTTATGTTATTCAAAGAACCAGTTTTTTGAAATCAAGAATGGAAAAGTGACTAACTACGGCATCAACGGTTTTGGAGGGATTCCTATTGTTGAATGTCCAAACAATCATGACAGGCTTTCGGACGTTGAAATTGCAATCACATTATTTGATGCAATTAACAAATACCAGTCTGATAGATTAAATGGCGTTGAACAGTTTGTGCAAGCCTTTATGAAGTTCAAGAACTGCGAGGTAGATGAAAACGAGTTTTTGAAAATGGTAAAACTTGGTGCCATCTCTGTTAAAGATACTGGAAATGGCTGTCAGTCGGATGTTGAACTGATGACCGCTGAATTGAATCAATCAGAGAGCCAGGTTGCAAAGGATGATATCTACAATAATATGCTGATTGTGGAAGCAATGCCAAACCGACAAAGCAATAGCGGAGGAGATACAGGAAATGCTGTATACCTTCGTAATGGATGGGACTTCGCAGAAAGAGATGCAAAATTGGTAGAAGCATTCACCAAGGAAGCTGAAAAGGAATCTGCCAGAATCATTCTGAATATTATTCGCGGCACATCAAATGATGTTAATATCTCAACGCGAGATTTCGATGTAAAGATAACCAGAAACCCGACAGACAATATGCTTGTAAAAGCACAGGCACTTGATTATCTGTTCAAAAATAAAATTCATCCGCTTATTGCACTGATTACTTGCGGTTTATTTAGTGATCCGCAGAAAGTCTACGAAATGAGTTTACCGTATCTGGGAACTATTTACCCGGAACTGGCAGACCCGGAAGCGGAAATGCAGAAAGCACAGCAATTACTTGACGGAAAGTTTCAAAATCCGTCCAAAACAGAACCAATGGCAAATTCTCCATCTAACGAAGAATGAACCAAATTTCGATTATTTAAGGAGTTTTAGAGAAATCTAAGGCTTCTTTTTTAATACCCAAAATCAAATAAATTGCAACAGCCCGTGAGCGTAAATCGGGTACAGACCATGTGCGGAGCGAACCGTGTTGAAAAAGCGTATTGGACTGGAAGAAAGGAGATTTCAATGACAAGAGAACAGGCAAAACAGGCACTTATCGGTATGGGAGTTGCAGAACCTTCCGAGGAACAGGTTTCTAAGCTTCTTGATTCTATTTCTGCTGAAACTAAGAAAGAGAAAGACAAAAATGTTTCTCTGAAGGAAAAAGCTGAAAAAGCAGATTCCCTGGAAAAAGAGTTGGAAGAGTTGAAAAAGCAGAACATGACCGAAGCAGAACGGCTAGAAGCTGAACGAAAGAAAGAAAAGGAAGCAGTGGATAAGGAGTTAGCTGATTTGAAAGCTGCGCTTGCAGAATCCAACAAAAAAGCCCTTACCAGTGAAATTACTTCTATGTTCGCAAATGCAGGACTTTCAACCGAAACATACGCGAGTGCTATTAAAGCATACGCATCTGCACCGTATGAGAAACCAGAAGATGCAATGAAAGAAGTCGAAACTTTTGTTAAGGGAGTTTCCGAAGCAAATAAAATAGCACTTGATACCGCAAAAGCAGCTTGGGAGAAGGAAACATTGGAAAACACTCCGAATCCGGGCGGCGGTAGTGGTAGCAAACAGGAAAAAACTAGTAAAGCGTCTGAGTACGCTAAACAGTATTCAGCACGTATGAACCCAGAAGTAAAACCGGCTGATGATAATGCACCAGCTAATTTCTAAGAAAAGGAGATTTTAAAACATGGCTTTCATGAAAATTAAGCAGTACGAATCTACCCCGAATATTCTTGAATCTGAGGTAGGACTTGTACTCAAAACTTACACAGCAGATCAGACAAATGCAGTTGCAGTTAATGACAGAAAAATTATTAAGGCAGGTTCCGTATACCCAACAAACGCAACCGGCGCAAAAGGTCTTGTGTTTGAAGATGTGGATATGACAGACGATGAGAAGCGTCCAATTTCCGTTATTGTTGCCGGACGTGTCCTAGAAGACCGACTTCCCGCAACTGTTGACACAACTGCAAAAACTGAATTACAGGCACTTGGAATTGTGTTTGTAGAAGAAACCGAAGTTGTATTTTAAGGAGGATAATAAGCAATGGCATACAATGTATTAGAAGCAATCAGCGAGGAAGAAAGACTTAATTTCTCCCAGAATTTCTCTGTTAAAAGACCTGGAATCCTTGATACCATTTTCCCGGATGTAAAAACAGATTACTGGAAGGCTGAATACTACAGACTTATGAGCGGACAGCGGCTTCCGGAAATCGCATTTGTACACGCCCTTGACACCGAAGCGGAAATCGGTTCCAGACCTGGTTTTGAAAAGGTGTTGACCGAGAAACTTCTCATTAAAAGGAAGCTCAATCAGTCCGAGAGCTTACAACAGGCTATCGAGAACGGTGTACCAGATAATGAGGAACTTACAGACTTTGTATTCGATGACGCGACAAACCTTTTTGAGGCCGTCCTTGCCAGAACCAAAGTTATGAAAGGACAGGCACTGTCTACTGGAAAACTTGTTATCAAAGAAAACAAAGTGGACATGACTATTGATTTTGGAGTTCCGTCTGAATTAAAAATTACCATTACAGACTGGTCTAAACCAGATTCTGATATTATGGGTGATATTCAGAAAATGGTTCAGCTTGCAGAAGATGGCGGCTATGTTGTCAATAAGGCAATTACCTCTCTTAAAATGATTAACAACATGAGAAACAACACCGGAATGCAGACCGCAGTTCTTGGCGCAGCAAACAAACGTCTTCTGACGAAACAGGAGCTTGCAAACCTTCTCATGCAGGAGTACGGAATTACAATTGATCGCTGTGACGAAAAATTCCGTTACAGAAGCAAAGGCATTGTTAAAACAGGTAGATATTTCAAAGAAGATGTATTTACCCTGTATGAATCTAACCAGGATGGCTCTTTTGGTACTGGACTTTGGGGCGCAACACCAGAGGAAAAAGAGTACCGTCAGTTCATTCAGCAGCAAAACCGTTCCTTTATTACCATGTCCATGTGGGCTACGCCAGATCCAGTTGCAGTATGGACGAAAGCTTCTGGAATGTTCATCCCGGTTGTACCGAAAGCAAACGGCGGTATCGTGATCGGTACCAAAGCGGGGGAATAACCGGGCATAGTCTCGATGAAAACAGCCAGTCACCATCTGTAGCAAGTGTGAATGATACATCAACACACAAGTATACAGAAAGCGAGTTGTCTAATATGACTGTATCACAGTTAAGACAACTTGCAAGTGATAACGGCTATGCCCTAGCAGCAACTAATAAGGCTGGAATAATATCAGAGATTTTATCTCAGCAAAGGTAGGTGATTAAATGGACGAACAGCTTATAGAGGACTTGACAAATTATCTTGAAGATGATTCAGAAACTGCGAGGATGATTCCTCTTTCGGCAAAGAGGGCTATTCGTTCATTTAAGAAGAAAAGGAATTATCCTTCATCTTACAGTGATGAGAAAATAAATTCCGATATGGAAAACTGCTATGATTGCATATTTGATTTGGCTCTTTTCTTTCTGGTGAAACAGGGAGCTGAATTTCAAGGATCGCATTCCGAATCTTCTGTAAACAGAAATTGGAATTCTGAAGCTGAAATATATGTGAATCATGGTGTTTTTCCATTTATCGGATTCTAAGATGGTGTGTGCGTGATACGTCAATCCTCCCACGTATCGCAGGGGTGCTTCAAATTAGGTGGGTAGAAGCAATATCTTAAAAAATGGGAGTGATGGAAAGGAATAGCGATGGGATGTGAACACGAGTGTATCAACGAACACCGCTTGAAAGAATTGGAAAGTGCCGTCCATGAGATGAAAGAAAAGCATTCCAAAAGGGATGGAGTTTTTTTTGAACGTATCAATGCGCTGGAACAGAAAATTGCTTTATACAACAATGACCTGGGACACATTAAGGATACAGTTGACGAAATGAACGACAATTTAAAATCACTCATGGAAAAGCCAGGAAAGTTACAGGACAAAATAATTGCTTATGTCATAACTGGCATAATTGGTATTGTTTTAGGCTTTGCCCTAAAAGGCATTTTCCCGGTGTAAATATTGATTCCACTACAGGGAGGACAGTGGAATGGATGATTATAAAGACTTTTCAGAAGATGAAAGAATCTTCTATTTGCGTGAAGCTGGATTTGATTCCAGAGAAAAAGAGTTATTCAGATTGCGTGTTTACGAAGAAAAAACACTTGCAGAAGCTTCAGAAATCATGGGCTACAGCACAAGAACAGTAGACCGCATAAACAGAAAATTAAAGAAGAAAATTATGAAAGTCGCCCCGATGTATTGTCGGGGCTTTTCTTTGTATTCATAAAACGTGGCGTATTTATGGCGTTATCGTGGCGTGTTAATCAACCTCTTATTATTGTAAAATATAGTTATAAAAACAAGGGAGGTTTGAGATATGCAGTATGGTAATCCGTATTTTGCGCAACCATTTCAACAAATACAGCCGTATCAAGATAGATTAGCACAATTGCAGAATAGTTATCAGCAGGCAATGCCATACGGACAGGCACAAATTCAACAACCAATGCCACAAGTACCACAAATTCCCATGTTACAAGGGCAGATGGTAGATGGCATTGATACTGTAAAGGCAAAAGACGTAGATATGTCTGGAAACCCTGTTTATTATCCAAAAACAGATGGAACAGAAATATATAGAAAACAATTACAGGCAGATGGAAGAAGTAGAATTTTTGTTTACCGACTTATAAATCCGGAAGAACAACAGCAACCAAAGGCAGAAGAAAAACCGATTGACATAGAAGCTATGTTTAATCAGCTTCGAAACGATGTTTGTTCTGAGATTTCCGAAATAAAGAGTATGTTTCCGACACAAATGTCGGGAACACCGGAACCCAAGCAGAATGGAGGTAAACAGAGATGATGAATCCAATGCAACTTATGCAGATGATACGTGGTGGAGGGAATCCTCAACAAGCCATAATCAATATGATGAAACAACAGTCTGGAAATAATCCTGTAATTGACAATGCAATTAACATGATGGAAAAAGGTGATAATGCAGGAATTGAAAAACTTGCAAGAAATCTTTGCCAAGAAAAAGGGATTAATCCTGATGATATGTTATCGCAGGTTAAGAATCAGTTTGGAATAAAATAAATTCGCTACAATAATTAAAAGAGCCGCGGTCTTTTGATTTTGTATAAATTACAAAAATCAATAAGGAGGTAATCGCTATGATGAATGGTGGATTATCAGCAAGCGATGTCGCTGTATTAAGCGGCTCTAATAACCGTGCAGATGAAGGCTATGGCTTTGGCGGTGGCTGGGCATGGTGGATTATAATATTGCTTATCTTTGGCTGGGGCGGTTTCGGCGGCTTTGGTGGCTGGGGTGGCAATGGTACAAATGGTGCCGGCTTCCAAGGATGGGCTACCCGTTCAGATATTAATGAGGAATTCGCCCTTAATGATATTCAAAATGGTATCAGAGGTATTCAGCAGGGTATCTGTGACAGCACATATTCTCTTAACAATACCATGCAGAGTGGCTTTAATGGTATGAATGTCGGAATGCTTCAAGGCTTCAACGGCGTTCAGCAGGCAATCAATGCTGATACTGTAGCCGGTATGCAGAATACCAATGCATTACAGTCTCAGTTAGCAAATTGTTGCTGCGAAACAAGAGAAGCAATCCAGGGCATCAATTATAACCTTGCCACTAACACTTGTGCTCTCCAGAACACAATGAACAACAACACCAGAGATCTTCTGGAAAACCAGAACAGCAACACAAGAGCAATCCTTGACTTTTTGACTAACGATAAGATTGCAACATTACAGGCAGAGAACTCTGATCTGAAACGTGCTGCATCCCAGGATCGCCAGTCTGCATTGCTTACAACAGAGATGTACGCACAGGCTCAGAGATTAATCAATGCAATCAACCCGGCTCCGATTCCTGCATTCCAGGTTCCAGCTCCATATGCATACGCAGGATGTAATACATATGGTAACGGTTGTTGCTAAGTAACTCACCCTTAGAGGTTGACTAAATTCTAAGAGGTGGGTTGCGGCTCACCTCTTATTTTGATTGAGAGGTAGAAATATGAGTTGTAAAAATGTTTGTAAGCTCTGCAACCGTCTTGTAATAAGCCAAGCTGTTGCGTTTACAGGAGGTAATCTTGTAATCACACTCCCAGCAGGCAGTTACAACAATGGAGAGAAATATTGTATTGTTGTTGCACAAAGTATACCAGAAGCCACTACAATTACTGCTCCGGTAATGATTCAGATAGGAACAGGAACAACTTTGTATCCGCTAGAAAATCGTTGCTGTGCACAGATTACGGCTTGTGGAATAAGAACCAGAACGAAGTACGCAACCAGAGTAGCTACAAGTGCAACTGGCGGAATATTCAAGATGTTAGGAAATCCAGCTTGTAGTCCGAACAACAATTTGAAAGCAATTAATGGTACAGCCCCAACGACAGAAGCACCTGTTACGCAGGCTGTTAGAAAGGGGGCACTGTAATGCATAAAGTTGCAATGGAAATGGGAAAATGGGCTATGGAAAAAGCCAAAACACATGGCTTCGACAATCTCAGTGCTCAAGATTGGGATGATTTGAAAGACTGCATGGAAGCAGTAAAATGTGCGATTTGCGCTGATAAAGATTATCGTATTGTGGAAGCTATGGATGAATGCGAACAGGAAGAAAAGTATCTTGGACGCATGGGATATGACCGTTACCGCTATTCAAATGGGCGTTTCGCTCCAAAAGGTAGGGGAACCAGGAAAGGTTATAGGCCATATCTGTACATGGAAGACGATGACTGGATGGACGAGTATTTAAACAATCCAGAATTCGAGCGCAATATGTACCGCATGGGATATCATCCAGACCGTAGTGATATGGAAATGGGTGACATGAATCGGAAGAAATCCAGATATGGCGAATCCTATGATAGATACGATGAGAATCGTAGGCACTATCATGATTCCAAAGACACGGAATCCAAAAGAAAAATGGATGATTCCATGAAGGAGTACACATCTGACATTATCCGTAATCTTACTGAGATGTGGTCTGATGCAGATGCAACGCTCAGACAGTCAATGAAAACTGACCTGACCAGACTGGTACAGCAGATGAACTAAAGCAATAAATGAATTAAGTCCTTGTCGCAAATTAATGCGGCAGGGGCTTTTTTCGTAGAAAGGATGGTAATAAACCATGCTACGACAATTCTACATGAATGGAGATTTATGGAGAGTGCAGTTTGTTCCACCACAAGATGATGTTTTAATTGACCGCACAGGAAACAGAACACTTGGAGTATCGGATTATTCCACCCATATTATTTCGATTGCGAACAACCTACATGGAGAACTTCTAAACCGTGTATTTATCCATGAGTTAGGACATTGTGTGATGTTCAGCTATGGTTTACTGCAAGAGCTTCACCATATGGTTAAGAAACGATATTGGGTGGACGCAGAGGAATTTGTATGCAATATTCTGGCAGACTACAGCCATTTCGTAATTGGCACAGCCAGAGATATTTTGGGAAACCAATTTACATATGTAGCCCCTGTTGGAATGGAAAGGATGACTGCATGAGAGTATTAAGATTTATTGTAAATAATCAAAGAATTTATCCAGATCCGAAGTGTGATTTCTCTGGACTGGTAAAGGGCACGACTGGATATCTTAAAGCATTGTTTATCTTTTCTCCAGAGTGGAACGGATGTAAAACAGCTGCTTCATTTTGGAGAATGGAAAAAGAATACCCAGTAATACTGAAAAACAATCAATGTGAAATTCCAACGGAAGCCCTTACTTGGGATTATTTTTCTGTATCTGTCACTGGCGTAAAAGATAACGGAAAATACATTATAACTACTGGTAAAACCAAAGTATCACAGAGGGGGTAGAACATGGCAACAGCACTTGATTTACTTATGAGCACAAAAGAAGATGTTAATTTGCTTTCTGAAGAATCCGATATATGCACAATTGATGCTAAGACAAGGGTTATTTTCGTGCCCTCTACAATCGTAGTTGGTGGAGTGCAATCTGACAAGAATGCAGAACGTATTAAATTTTCATGTCCCAAAATTGTAGGAGATAATCTTGATTTATCCAAATTTTCAGTCAGAATTAACTTTGAAAACGTAAGCAGTGTGGATTTTAATGTTTCTATCAAAGACCAATACATTTGTGATGATGTAGCTGTAGATGGCGAAAATGTAACTTTTTCTTGGTTGATTGGAAGAAATGCAGCAAGGTATATGGGAACGGTACGTTTTATTGTTTGCGCTGTTAAAACGGATTCCGATTCAAATATTAGTGTTGAATGGAATACCACAATAGCGGAAGTACCAGTGCTAGAGGGTATCGAGATTGATCAACCACAGATAGGACAGGAAGAAAAAGATGTTATAAATCAGCTTTTGGAGCTTACTAAAAACACATCTGCGGAAGCTGTTCAAAATGTAAATTCCGCAAAAGAACAAGCTATTAAGGACATCCAGAGTGTATCACAGCCAGACACTACATTGACTATAGAAGGTGGGCTTGCAGAAGCAAAAGCAACGGGAGAAGCTATTGGTTCGCTAAAGGAAGATATAGAAGATATTGATTATATTGTATTTAAAGATAAAATAAATAAATTGACATTTAACTCTGAGGGTTCATCAAGCAACATAGTTTTAAATGGTAATACAATAACATCAATAGATGCTACAAAAGAACAATACAAAGCCTTTATAAATACGTCTTTGTTTGAAAATGGTAAAAAATATATTGTTGTAATGAAATTCAAAAATGATAGTAGCACCAATATAACAGTATATGCCAATGCTTTTTCATATGCGTTTCAGGGATCAATTGGAAAAACACAGAGTCTCGGAATTGGAAAATCTGAAACATCAGTAATGTCATATACTGCCAAATCAGACATTAGAGGATTTTCTATATATTCAACTACTGAGAATGCATCATATACGGTTGATATTTATATTTACGATGTAACAGACAAAGATATTTCAAATATTGATTTTTCTGTTGGTGGAACAAAAATTAAAATTTTAAAATCTGATTTAGAAAAGCCTTATTTTGGTAAAATATTATGCACCTATGGAGATAGCATTACTGCTCAACAGACATGGCAAGATTATGTTCAGCGAGAATTGGGATTTTCTAAATATTATAATCATGGTGTTGGAGGAAGACGTTTGATGGCAATGGCTACAGATAAATGTCTTGCCTAAATCACGGAAGATTTTGATGTCATACTTGTTATGGGGGGAACAAATGATTGGGCACAAGATAGAACAATAGGCACAGAAAATGATATTAACACAGATGATCAAACATTTACTGGCACATTCTATGGTGGACTAAATGCTCTGATAAAAAAATTAACAACAAAATACCCAACAAAAAGAATCGTTTTTATGACACAAACACCAACAAAAAATAGCAATGGTGAAAATTTCTTTTTGAAAAAAGGTAGTGCTGATGGGTTAAAAAATTCTAATGGCGACACAACTAGAGATTTTGCAAAGGCAACTTTAAATGCATGTGGGAATAATCATGTTCCCTGTATTGATTTGAACAGCTTGGTTGGTTGGAACGAAAACAATATTTCCTCGTTTGTACTAAATGAAAATGATATGTTTTTTCATCCAACATCTATTGGTGGCAAAAGAATGGCAGAATGTATTAGTGGGTTTCTTGAATCTATACAGAGCATCAACTAATTAACTAAAGGATGCTTTAGCGAATTAAGTAAAAAAAGTGGAGCACAGATATTTTAGTTAAGCAACCAAATTTAAGAAAGAGAGGAAATATGAGAGGATTAGTCCGTCAAAAGCAAAAAGTATATTGGTCACGAATTACTGAAAAAACACAAGGATTAGACCGTATTAAAGTTTATGAGAAACCAGTTCTATACTCTTTTTCTGTATCATCTACAGCCGGAACACCAGAAGAAATTGCAGCCGGAATAGTGCCAGATTATGATAGGTATATTACAAGCTTTAATCGAAATTTTCATCCACAGGAAGCGGACATATTTTGGATAGATAGAATTCCACAAATAAGCGAGGATGGAAGCCTTATTTTGGACGAAGATGGAGAACCTACAGTATTGCCAGATTACACGCTAAAGAAGATTTTAGACACACAAAAAGGCAATATTGCCAGATATGGAATTTCTAAGAGAGGGAATGAAGATGGGTAAGACAATAAAATGCGACTTATCCACGAAATCAATCCAGAATGCCATCAACAAATTAAAAGCTTACCAAAATGAGCTACAGAGGAAAAATGAGATTTTTGTAAAACGATTGGCTGAAATCGGGTTGGATGTTATTCAAACGACCATGGAGTCAATCCCGGATGAAGAAAAAGGTTCTTACTATACAGAAATCATCAACGATCAAAACGGAAATATAGTCGGTGCTTCTGTTAGACTATCTGGTGAAAAAGTGTTGTTCATTGAATTTTCAGCAGGAATAACATACGGTACAAATGATTATCCTTTATCTAGCGGAAGTTCTTACGGAATGGGAACGTATCCTTCCAAAAAAGAAAAATCAGACTGGGACAATCCAAACGGCTGGTGGTACACAGATGAAAGCGGACGGCCGCACCATTCATATGGAAATAGAGCGTATATGCCTATGTATCACGCAGAACAGGCCATTATTATTGCTGTCCGTAAAATTGCTAAAGAAGTGTTCTCTTCTTAAAGAAGATACTATAATATACTGAATGATACTAAACAATTATGTTATCATTACAGTGTTAAATTGTAGCATAAAATGCAATGCGTTCACTATGAAGGTGGGCGCATTTTTTATTGTGAGGTGACAGATATGCCGGACACAATAGAATCCCCTGTACTGGAAGTTTTTTCAAAATGGGGAGCGGCTGTTTCTAAGATTACCGGCGCAGACAATTATTCCATGGACGGAAGCGAAACAAATGCTTCTGGCAAAAAGGCATATGCACAGCTTTATATGCTTGGAAATCCAATTACGAGAGGTGACCTTGAAGGGGATGAGTGCGCAACAATGCCATCATTTCAAGTAAATTGCTTCACATCTGGGAGCAAAGCATTAACCAGATTGTATGAATTGGATGAGATAAGTCACATAACTATGGTGAGAATGGGATTCCGCCGCACATACGGACCGGAACCTATGTTTTTTGGTGACAGTGGAATCAAAAAGCTTGTAAGCCGATACAGCCGAATATATACAGGAACTTTATTAGATTAGGAGCAGAAATGCTTCTATTTTTTTATTCAAAAATATGAAAGGAGAATGTCGAATGAAAGCAGACAAATTACTTTGGCTGAAAGCAGCAGGAATTAGAGCCGTAAAAACAGTCGCACAAACAGCAATAGCAACCATTGGAACCGCAACTGTAATCGGCAGTGTCGACTGGAAAATGGTTTTATCCGCATCTTTACTTTCCGGCTTTTTATCACTGCTTACATCTGTAGCAGGATTACCAGAACTGAAAACAGACAAAGAAGAGTAGAAAGGCGGTGATCCGCTATCTCCCGGCACAGGGTTACGTGCATAAAACTTGAATTAAAGAAAGGAGCCTATCAAAATGGCAGATTTAACAACACTTGGCGTAACTTTTCATTACGGTGTTGAAACCGCTAAAGGAACAAAGCCAACTGCATTCACATGGTTAAAAAGATGTAGTTCCATCGGTGGAATTTCTCTTGACACAGAGCAGATTGACGTATCCGCACTCGAAGACTTCATTACACAGTATGCGTCCGGTAGACAGGATACTGGTGGTACTTGGGATGTAACCTTCAATCTTAACGCTGATGTTATCACGGCACTAAAGAAGCTTATGACTGATGCGGCAACAGGAAAGTCAAAAGGATTTAGAGTTTGGTTTGAAGTTGTATTTCCAGACCTCGCTGATGCATTCTTTGTTATCGCAGACCCTGGAAAAAATATTCCATTGTCTGATATTGGACAGAATGAAGCAGCAACAATTCCGCTGTCCCTCATTATTCAAGAGTATAAAGGCCTTGATACAAAAGTTGTTTCTGACGAACTTACGCAGGCTTTAGATACCGCAAAAGCAGTAGCAGATTCCACAGGTGCAATGACACTTAACTAAAAAACATGTCGGGAGGATTATAAAATGGTAACTTTTAATGTACACGGAAAAGAGTATAAGGTTGTATTTGGATATGGACTTCTTACAAAAACAGATGTGCTGGACAAGGTACAGGGAATTACAGACGGAAAAGAGAGAAGCCTTCAGAAGATGATTTCTCTTCTTCCGGAACTGCTTCTTGCCGGACTTCAAAAGAAGCACAAGGATGAGTTTGGGTATGAAAGTGATTCTGAAAAAAAAGCTGTTCTTGATAAAGTCTGTGACCTTTTGGATGATTACGAAGATGAAGGAACCGAGGAAAATCCTAAAAGCGGATTTGATTTATACCAACTTCTTGATAAAGAATTGGAGAAAAATGGTTTTTTATCCGGTCTGCTGAATGCAGTAGCAGAAGCACAGGCAGTAGAGAAGAATGCAACGAAGCTCCCACAGGATCACAAAAAGAAAAATTAACTTTTCGAGAAGCTGTTTACCAAGAGATTCTTCCTTTATACCTCTCTATTGGTGTATCTAAAGAAGAATTTATGGATTCTACCCCAACAGAGTTAAAGCCTTATCTCGAAGCTGAAAAGATACGCCAAAAGAGAAAAGATGCCGAACTCTGGCAAGCTGGCATTTATGAAACATCAGCCACATTCACAGCTGTTGCAAATGCTTTAATGGGGAAAAAGTCCAAAGCAGAGTATTTGAAGAAGCCTTTACTGGAATCAGCAGAGAAAGAAAAGCGTAAACAGGAAGGTATACTTTCCGAAGAAGAAAAGAAAAAACAGAGAAACGCACTATTGGCAAGCTTGCAACTCATGCAGGCGAACTTTGAGCTTAACCATGAAAAGGGCAGGCAGGATGAATAAGTCTTGTCTGCCCTTTATTTTTTTGTAAAAAAGGAGGGATAAATAAAATGGCTGACAATACCATAGATACCCTTGATATACAGATTAGCAGTAGTACAGAAAAAGCAGTACGCGCGCTGACTAATCTTTCAAACAAACTCACAGAAGTTAATTTCGCATTAAGCGGAGTTAATGCAAACGGATTACGTAGTTGTGTAAGGGAACTTGGAAAGCTAAAAGAACTTGATATAGGGAAAATGACAAGCATTGCTGATGGAATTGGAAAATTCTCAAATTCCATAAAGACAATGGGTGGAGTAGATTATAAAGGTTCTGGTCTGAATGCAGTTATCAACTCAATCAACAGGCTTAGCCAGGTTGATGTTAGTGGATTTGATTCTGGAAAACTTGGAGAAATAATCCATAAATTATCAGGCTTATCGGAAATACCAGATGTATCTACCAGTGTTAATCGTTTTGTCAATTCAATGGCTAGATTAGCCAATTCCGGTGAATATATTGCAAATGTATCCGCTGAATTGCCTGGGCTTGGAAGAAATCTTAAATCAATCGTAGAGAGTTTTACGAGCGTTGGCGATATATCTGAACCTGTAAATAGGTTTGTTCAGTCAATTGCACAATTGGCAAGCGCTGGGAATAAAATCGGGCAAACATCAAGCCAACTTGGAACACTAGCGAATGAAGTATTGTCGTTCTTCAATGTAATGAAAACTGCGCCAAGAATCAGCGAAAATACAATAAGAATGACAGAAGCTTTGGCACAGTTAGCTACTGCAAGTGGAAAAATAAATAAAGCCACAAATTCTCTTTCGAATTCATTTTCGAGATTATCAAATTCCACAAACGGACTTGGAAATGCTGGGAAAAAGTTATCATCCATGATTGGAGCTGCTAGTTCTGCTTTAACTGGATTTGGAAATAATGCAAACGTAACTTCAAAAAAAGTTGGTTCATTAACTTCACAACTTGCCGGATTATATGCGAAATTCTTCACGGTGACAAGAGGAATTAAAGCACTTTGGAATTCTGTAAATTCTGCATCAGATTATGTTGAAACACTTAATTATTTTAATTCTGCGTTCGATCAAGTTACTGATGGATTAGATATCAGCAAATGGCAGAATGCAGGAGTAAAATCCGCAGAGGAATATGTCGGTTCCTTTGAAAAGCGTGCAAAAGAGCTGACAAAAAAAATGACCGGATTTGAAGTATCAGATGCAGGTGATCTGACTAGAACAAAAGGCGTGAGCCTTGGACTTGATCCAAAACAAACGATGAACTATCAAGCTACTTATGCACAGATGGCGTCATCAATGGGGGCAACAGCAGATGCATCAACTAAGGTTTCACAAGTTTTAACAGAAATTGGAGCTGACCTTGCATCTGTAAAAAATCTTGAGTTCGATGATGTTTGGAACGATATGGCATCCGGCATAACCGGAATGAGCAGGGCGCTTGATAAATACGGCATTAATATCCGTGTGGCAAATTTACAACAGGAACTTTATAATCTTGGAATTGACGCTACTGTATCAAGTTTAAGTCAATCGGACAAGGCTATTCTGAGAACTATAACAATCTTGAATAGTTCAAAGTATGCATGGGGCGACCTGGCTAATACGATAAATCAGCCGGCAAACCAACTTAGATTACTACAATCTAACTTTTCCGCACTTTCAAGGACAATAGGTTCATTATTCATTCCGATTATCTCAAAGGTTCTTCCATATATAAACGCCTTTGTTATTGCAATTCAGAGAGCTTTTTCGTGGGTTGGAAGACTTTTGGGTATCAAAATGTCCGATTATGTTGCTTCCACAGGAAGTGCCGCAGTTGATATGGGAAGTATTGCAGATAGTACAGAAGATGCAGCTTCCGGGCTTGACAAAACAAATGACAATGCGAAGAAATTACAAAAAACTCTTTCTGTGCTTTCATTTGATGAATTAAATCAATTAAATGATGCAAAAGTTAGCAATTCTTCCGGCTCTTCCGGAAGTGGAGGCGGTGCGAGTGCACACCTTCCAGAACTGGATGCTGCATTAGATAAAGCCCTGTCAGAGTATCAAGCTGCATGGGATAAAGCTTTTGAAGAAATGAATAATAAGGCAAATGATACCGCTGATCAGATTGTAGCTGTATTTAAAAAAATTCGTAAAGCGGCTAAACCAACAACTGCATCAATCAAGAAACTTTATGATGAAGGTCTTAGCAAGCTTGGAAACTTCTCTATTACAGCTCTGAAAGATTTGTGGAATAATTATCTGAAACCAATTGGATTATGGATGTTATCTGACAATTCCGGGCTTCCTCGATTCTTTAATATTACGAATGATTTACTAAATAAAATCAATTGGGGTAAACTGAATAGCTCACTTTTCAGTTTCTTTACAATGCTTCAAAAGCCAACAAAATTTGTTTGGACTGGTCTCATGGATTTCTATGAGAAATTCTTAGTGCCGGTAGGTACATGGACAATGAATAGTGCAATTCCGGAACTTGTTGACGCATTAACAAATTTCGGAAACAACATTCACTGGGACGAACTTAATTCGGCATTGAAAAACTTCTGGGATGCACTTGCGCCATTTGCACAAAATGTTGGACAGGGAATTGTTGACTTCTTCAAAGATTTACTTGATGTTGGAGAAAATTTCATCAATACAACACTTCCTGGAGGATTAAACTCTATTGCTGATGCAATAAAGAATATCAGCCCGGAAACTGCACAAGCAATTGGAAAGGGACTTGGACAAATCTCCATTGCAATCCTTGGATTCAAAGGACTAACCTTTATTGACGGAATCATTGGAAAAGACAGCCCATTAGGAAAAGGACTTGCCGCATTATCCAAACACCCATATCTTGCTATGGCTGGAGGTATCGCAGGAATCGTACTTGCGCTTGACAATTTTGGAGTTATTGATGTTGATTGGGAGTGGATTTGGAGTAGTGTTGACAGGGTTAAATCAGCTCTTCAGAGCTTTATAGATAATGTTGATTGGGAAGCTCTCGGCACGGCTCTTGGGAATCTCTGGGATGCATTCCAACCATTTGCAGAGGGATTTGCAGATGCGCTAATCACTGGGCTTGAAGGAGTAATTAATATCGGAGCGGACTTAATCAACGGTATCGCAAATGCTATTAATTGGCTTTCCGAGAAGTTAAGCGGAGTTGATCCAGAATTTATAAAACAAGTCGGTGCTGCATTCGGAACATTGTTTGCAATCAAAATAGCTAAGGATATTGCTACAAAAATCTTTTCCTTTGCAAGTGGAATCGGTTCATTAGCTTCAAAACTTTTAAATTTCCCACTTGATACCGCATCTTCTCTTCCTACTATCATCGGTGATATTGGTGGAGCAGCGGAAACGGCTGGAAATGGCGGGTTTACTACACTTGCAGAAAAGATAAAAAATCTCGGTGATGTCGCACAAACAGCTGGTGGACAATTCCAAGGATTTTGGGGATACGCAACTAATTTGGGTGCGACTGCATTTGTCATGGAAGGACTTGGACAGGTAAAAAAAGCTATGGACTTTAAAGACTCCACAGCTGACGCATTTAACGATTTTGAAGTTGTTAGAAAAGCATTAAAAATCCTTGAAGACCAAACTGGAATTTCCGGGGATAAATTTATCGGTCTTGGCGGTGATTTAAAAAATGTGAAAGACAATGCATTTGATTTTGATGGACAGCTCCAAACCGTAGAAACATCACTTGAAAATCTTGGAATTTCTTCCGATACATTTAAGCAAGCATTAAAACAGGCAATGGAAGAATCCGATACTTCTACAAATTCTCATGTAAGTAATATTAATGAATATATCGGTACGATGGGGACAGAATTTGATAATGCGAAATCTGCATTAGAAAGACTTTCAAATCAAGCGGTAATCACTCCAACGCAGTTTGATGAATTAAGTGCTGTCCTTCAGCAACAAGAATCATCTGGTGCAACAGCCAGAGCCGCATTCCAAGCCTTGATGGATAAAATGACAGAGATGGGAATTGACACAGGAAAAGTTATTAAAGCTTTTTCAGAAGATGTTCCAAAATCTTCATCAACAATGAGCAAATCAGTGGAAACAGCTACGAAATCCATTTCTTCAAACTCTAAGACTGGTTTTGGAATAGCCAGTGCAGCTGTAAGTACGGCAATGGCTGGAATGAAAAAAAGCACAGAAAGCACAATGCCTTCCATTTGGTCAAAGATAAAGAACACGAATGATGATGTTGAAACCAACTCCAAAACAAACTGGGGAAATTCCGCAAGTGCTGTATCGACAGCTCTCGGAACCATGGATACCGATACCAAAGATATAATGGGTAAGGTTATGACCACCATTCAAAGCTATTGGTCTTCTGTTCTAATCAATACAAACCAGATTTGGGAAAAGGCTTCTGGTAAAGTTGACACCGAGACTCAAAAAATGAAGACCTATACAGAAAATAACCTATCTGGAATTTCCGATAAAATAAAAGGCTTATTTAGTGTTGATCTAACCTCTGCTGGTCAGCAAGCGGCACAATCTTATGTCAATGGGATGAAGCTCGTTAGCTTTCCAACGCTGTCATACAAAATTTCTGAGTGGAAAAAACACAATCTTGGAGGAGGAAAGACTAGTTCCACTCCTGTATATAGTCCTAATTGGTATTATCCAAATTGGTATGCCAAAGGTGGTCTTTTCAATGGTGCACAGGTAATTGGTATCGGAGAAAACGGTCCCGAAGCCGTCCTTCCTCTGGAAAATCCACGAACCATGAAAAAGATTGCAGATAGCATTGTTTCCAGTTCGGACGGAAGCATGGGACTTACAAAAGAAGAAATGGCAAAAGCAGTAGCCCAGGGAGTTGCAATGGCAATGAGTATGAACAGCGGAAACAAGAATCCGCAGTACATTATGAACAGCATTATCCTGGACGGAAGCGAGATTGCAAAGGCTGTGACCAAAGCCCAGAATGATACGGATAGCCGTTTCAAACCGTCCCCGGCATATTGATTTTTGACTGATTGTGTGGTATAATTTCTTCAATGAAGAAGTACACACGGTCTTGAATTTTTGAGCCGCTAAGAAGAAATTAATATTTCTCGATTTTGAGGAATTTTTATCTTACTTGGCGGCTCTTTTTTATTTTAACCGTTAATTTTGGTAAAACCAGTGGGCTAACCCGACGGGGGACAGGTAGAAATGCCTTGCTACTTGCCTACTGATTTACATACAGTTCAAGGCACTCTTTTATACGAAAGGCAGGTATCAATCTATGGCAAGAAAACCACTTAGCAAGAAAATCAGATTTGAAGTATTCAAAAGAGACAAATTCACATGTCAATACTGTGGAAGAATGTCACCAGACGTAATTTTGGAAGTAGACCATATTGAGCCAGTAGCAGAGGGCGGGGATAATGAGATTACAAATTTAATTACTTCGTGCCGCGACTGCAATAGAGGGAAGGGCAAAACTAGAATTTTAGATTCCAAAGCAATATCGTTTCAACAGGAAGCATTAAAAGATCTTGCAGAGAAAAAAGAACAGTTGGAAATGATTGCTGAATGGAAGAAAGAGCTACTTGATTATGATAATATGGCAGTAAACATGCTAACGGAATATTTTGAACAATTGACAGGGTGTGATGTAAACGATAACGGACGTAAGGAAATAGGAATATGGTTAAAAAGATTTTCAGCAGATAAAATTATGGAAGCAATGGAAAAATCTGTAAAATCATATTGTAAAGAATTTTCGTACGATGAAATTGTAATGGCATTTTCAAAAATACCAGGAGTGTGTATTAATCACTCAAAGGGGGATAATAAGTCAAAGTATTATTTTAATTATATAAAAAAAGTTTTAACATCACGAGGAATAGAGTTCAATCCGAAACTTTTAAAATATTATGTTGAAACATATTTGATTACAGAAGAAGATTTTGCAGCGGAAAAGAAAAGTAAACGGTATTTAAAAATATTTGTTTCATATCTACACCCCAGATTTGATAAAGATAAATTTGCTCAAAACTATATGATGGATAAATGCTTTGTTGGGATCGCTGATATTGACGGAGAAAAGAGCATAGAAAATCTTAAATATGGGCTTGATTTAGAAAACAAAGGTTATTTCTTTTCAGATAGATACTCTCCGAAAAATAGAGTTAGTTTGATTCCTTATCTCAATGGCTTTACAGAACTGTTAAGAGAATATTATAGAGAATATTATCAAACATATAATGAGCCTCATCCTGTTTTAACTACCGAACAGGGATTAAGGCTTTTAAATCATTATGCGTCAAATAAATATTGGGCGAACTGTGTTACAAAAGAAGACTATTGTAATATGTTTTCAATGCTTAAATTGAGTAAAGAATATGGTTGGAAGGAGCAAATGCCAGAAGCTATGTTTACAAGTGGTGGTACTATTTGTGACGAGAAAATTGCAGAATATGAAAGCGAGGAAAGAAAAAAGCATGATTTTCGACCTTAATGTTTTGCTGTGTAAAAACTGTAACATTACAGTAACGTTACAGTAACGGTATAGAATAAGAAATAGAAATAGAATTAGATTAAGATATAGATTTAGATTAAGAAAAAGAGAAAGAATTATATTTTGAATAATATCTAACGATATTATTATGTCAGATAAATCTGACGCAGAATGTGACAGGGAGGACACACTATGATATTTTGGCTATCAATAATCATTTTTGCAGTCGGCGTTGTTATTCTGATTGCAAATAGAATAGGAGAATCTTTAAGCTACGAATATGAGTATTCAAGTGTGAGTGGATTTATATTGTCTTTTGGAGTGGTAATTTCCTTTATCAGTGCAATATGGTTCCTGGTATTTGGATTGATTTTACTTCTCACTCAAACTAATATTACCGCCACCAGACAGGCAAATGCCGAGAAATACAAAGCATTGACTTACAAACTGGAAAGTGAAGCTTGCCGAGATCAATTCGGACTTCTAAACAAAGAAATTATTGACGAGGTACAGAAATGGAATGTAAAAGTAACTTACTACAAAGCAATGGAAGATAACTTCTGGATTGGAATTTATTATCCAGATGTGTACGGTGATCTTGGAACGATTGATTATGAGACATATGAGGGTAATTAATTGACATGATAAAATAATCAAATTCGTTTCAAAACTTCACACCCGATAAAATATAGGCACAAGCCAAGAAAATTGATTTTTGAGCAAATAAATTAATTAATTGCGGAGAGTTAAAACATATGAGCAAAATAGGAACAGAACTTCCAACAGAATATTCAGACCGTTTCGATGAATTACGCCAGAATAGGGTTGAGGTAAGCTTTTACAAATATGGCACAGCAAAGGATAACTTCGGGGAGAAGTTGGTAAACGCCTTGGAATCCCATGATATGTGCATCCAAAAGTATCGTGAGACAGGAAACACAGAATATCTTTGCGATGCAGCAAATTATCTCATGTTTGAATTTATGTACCCTCAGATTACAGGCGCATACTTCAAGGCAACAGACAGCGGGGAAAGTGCCGGAGTTGCCGGAACACCAATTAATCAGTTGAAGGAGAAGTGGTATTAACGAAAAGGAGATATGGAAATATAATGAACAGACCATTATTTAAGCCAGGGGATATTGTACAGCACTTTAAGCGAGAAACTATCGAGAATCCGCGTGACAATGAATACCTGTATGAGATTGTCGGTTTTGCTAGGCATACGGAAACAGGAGAAGACCTAGTGATATACAAAGCCCTGTATGGCAGTAAGCAATTATACGCCAGACCGAAAAATATGTTTTACAGTGAGGTAGATCGTGAAAAATATCCAAATGTGAAACAGAAATATAGGCTCGAGAAATATCATGGAGTGTTGTACGTATAATGGATTTCAAGCAGACTTACTTTTCCATCTGGCAAGATATATGGAATCTTCACAAGAAGTACGCCTTTATCTCAAAGGATGATATTCCGCAGTGGGAAAATCTCACCATGGAAGCAAGCCGGATTCACGATAAATACTCCGATTCAGTTGGCGCAAAATTTGCCGAAGCTCTTTTGTTTGCCGTAACTGCGGAAATTGATAGAAAAGCGAAATAGGACTTCCGGAATCCGCCCAAAGGTGGTACAATATGGGTATCATACTAAGGAGGGGGATATTTATGGCACTGATTAAATGTCCAGAATGCGGTAAAGAAATAAGTGATAAGGCGGCAAGTTGTCCAAACTGTGGATTTCCGATAGCACAGGAAAGTACCATACAGGAGTCATTGAAGAAGCCAAAGGAATATGATATTGAAATGCTAGATTCTATGAGAATCAAGGCTTCAAAAGCGAATATTGAGGTTTACTACAAAGGAAATTTGTTACTTGAAGCAAATCCTATGGATTTTGTATTGAATTATGATAAAGAAGAACCAGATGATTTAGGGAGAGTACAGTTGAAAGTTGCTTTTTCAATTCCGAAATATGCAAAGCCTTTCAAAATTTGCTTATCAACAGGTTCTTCCGCATATGAACAGGCAAAGGAATTTACAACAGAGATTGCGGAGCGGTATTTCAAGAAACAGTATGTTGTTGAATGGTATATGCTAGACAAGAGTGTAATGGATAATTGTGACAGGGGTGAAGCAAACAAGACCAGAACAACTATTGAGAATATCGAAAAACCTAAAACATATTCTGCGCCAGAACCACAGTACACACCACAGCCAACAGCTACCAAGAAAAAGAAAAAAGGGGGATGTGCAAACTATTTTGGTTTTATCTGCCTTGTATTTATTCTAATTGGCTGGTATTCATCTAAAACAGAGAAAAAAGAAGATACTACTAAAACGCAGACAGAAAAATCCAGTAGTTACGAAAGAAAAGCAACTCCTACAGTAGAAGAGAAAAAACAGAATGTGGCTCCAATTACTTTTGATGATGAATTGGAAACATTTAATTCCGGTGAATATGCTTATATCACTGACAGCGATTTATATAAATATGCAGTCAATATGAGCGGAGCTAAAATTTATACTGTAGCAACAATAAGTGAGATTAAAGACAATAAGGTACAAGTTACTATTGGTGATAAATACATGATGAGTAATTTTAATGTATCGGATAGTAAATTGTATACAAAATATGAAAGTGGTCTTCAAGATGATGATGTGGTTGCTATTCTCGGAACGGTATCAAGTGTAGATTCTTGGGGATTTATGGGAGATTCCATAAATTTAGAGAATTGTATGGTATTTGCCAAAGGGGATGAAGCTAAAAGATATAAAAAGAATGCTTCAGATGATAGTTTATCACAGTATTTTGTAGTGACAGAAGAAGTTGCTAATTCAAAAGAAGTTTCAGAGGACGAATACAAGGAGCTTTGCCAGACGTTAGATTATAATGATATATTGAGAAATCCAGACAGTTACGACAAAAAACATTGTGTTGTCTCTGGAACAATAGATCAGTCATTAGAAGGAATGTTTGGTGGATATACGTTATATATCGTTGATGGAAACGGTAATAAATGGGATTGTTCATACAGATATGAGGATGGCGAAACACATTACCTGGAAGGAGATTGGATAACCGTATACGGAACTTGTAGCGGAACATTAAATTCTACAACACTTCTTGGGAAACAAGTAACATTGCCAAGCATAGATGTTGAATACATTAACTGATAAGATTAGGGCTAGGGATTTCTCCCTAGCCTTTTATATTAATTCATCCAGCTATATGTATACGAATCATTTACATATACTTCAAATTTATCTGGTATGATATCCTCGAAATTCCTATCAAATGGAAAATCAAATTCGAGATAAGCTGTCGATCCTGGATTTTTTACATCAGCATTACGATCATCATACCCCACTATCCTACCATTTTTATAAAATACAATTGCAATAGTGGTAAACGCATTTTTCCGTCCATTGTTATCTACTTTTACCACTACATTTCTATTTCCAAAATTGGCTGAATAATGAATTCCCGAGTTATTTGTTATAACACTTGAAGATGCTTTCTTAATATTCAAATTGATTTTAAAAGAATCCCACGTTTTATCAGAATTCCAGCCTTGAAGTGCACATTTTGAATGTGCTGCAAACGCAAAATTATAATCCTTATCAACTCCGACCATTGTTCCATTCAGATAATAGATAAATTCAACGGTCAGATCAACTGCATGGTCATAATGGTTTTCCAGAATTGCCACAGCTCCATACGGCGTAGATTCTGCATGATAACTAACAACATTCTTTTTACCACTGCTGTTAGCATTTGGATTTCCACCAAAACCGCCATTGCCATTAGAAGCCTTTTTCACAGTAACTTTACAGGTATATTTCTTTTTACCAATCTTTGCGGTAATTGTAGCGGAACCTTTCTTTTTCGCTTTTACACGTCCTTTAGAAGATACCGTAGCAACAGATTTTTTGCTACTTGTCCATTTTACTTTTCCTTTTGTTCCAGTTACTTTTAATTGTAATGTTTGACCGACTTTCAAAGTGGCTTTTTTCTTGTTGATTTTACCAGCCGCCGATACTGGAACTGCCATACAGACAATCAGTAACATAATGGTAAAAATTGCCAGTAACTTTTTGGATTTTTTCATATGCGTTTTCCTCCCTAAATCAGTATGATATCTGTATTTTACCACTCCAAAATGAATAGTGGAATAGGAAATTTGAAAAAAATAACGATTCATCAAAATGACGAATCGTCAGTAAAAAAACTGCCCATTAAAATTGAAGAGTATGGTTCTTCACTAGGAGGAACGAACAGAAAAATTGATATTTCGTCTTTATGGCAGACTATATATGCTTACAAGGTGCACAAATTTGAGCGGATTATATAGGTTTTAGCCATACATGGCGAAAAGGCGTAGAAATTTCGACACCTTTTATTTTTAATAGGGGTGCTTCTAATTTGATGCACCCTATTTCTATGATTGATATTTTGAACTATCATCAATTTGATGACGGTTAGCATTTCGGACAATTTGTCCTAGGTTCGCCACAATGGCTAGTGACTCCGCATTCATGCGGAAAAGTGGATACTTCAATCACCAAAGTCAATTTTACTTCGGCTAACTGCGACTCTTCCTAAAAGACGAGACGCACACTGTCGAAAATTCGACAGTGAATAAGCCGCCGAAATTTCGGCTCCATTATTTTGTGGAAGACAGTTTTTCACAAAAAAATGAAAAATACTCTTGACTTTTGTACGCCCATAAATTATAATGAATTATGCAAGGACAAAATAAGGAGGTGAACAAAATGTCCCCAAGAACAGGTAGGCCACCTGTAAATGGTGAATCAAGAAAGGAAAAGCTCAATATTCGTCTTACAAAAGAAGAAAAAGGACGCATAGACAAATGTGCAGAAGAACTTGGAATTTCAAGAACGGACACCATTATGAAAGGAATCGGTCTAATAGAAGATGAAATAGGCGAAAAATAAGGAACTGGCTCCCTAGGAAAGAAACAGTCCCTTATACAACACCCCCTACAGGGGATATGCAAATTATAACACTGTATATCCCCTGTTTGCAAATAGATTTTTTAACAACAGGAGGATTTTCTATATGAACGAAATCACAATTAACACAGCAAGCCAGACACCTATCGAAATCGCACTTGGCATTGATGAAGAGGGAATGACTACTGCCAGAAAGTTATATGCCTTTTTAGAATTGGATTCTAGCAATTATTCAAGATGGTGCAAGAGCAACATTACAGGAAATGAATTTGCAGAGGAAAACGTTGATTATTGGGCATTCGTCATTAATGACGAATGGGGAGGGCAGGCTACTAAGGACTACAAACTTACTGCTCATTTTGCAAAGAAGTTATCGGTAAAAGGTAATAGCGAAAAAGCAGAAGAAGCTAGAGAATATTTTACTAGACTTGAAGAAAAGGTAAAACAACAAGTAATTGATTATTCTAAATTGTCCCCGGAACTGCAAATGTTTAATCAGATTTTTCAACAGGTAGCCAAAACCGAACTGGAACAGAAGAAACTTGCGGAACGTGCCGACCAACAAGAGAAGAACATGAAAACCATCATTGATACCTTTAAGGGAACAGATTCCGATGTTGGAACAGAGAAGTGGGTAAACAGATGTATTTCAAAGATTGCTGAAAGCGATGATTTTTCTTACTCATTCGGAAATAAATATGCCGCCGCCAGAAACGAAAGCTACCGCAGATTATCAGACAGAGCTGGTTGCCGATTAGATCAACAGCTTAGAAATGCGATTTCCAGAGCCGAGGAAAGAGGATGCACCAAGGCGCAGACCAACCAGATTAACAAACTGTCCGTGATTATGCAGAATAAGCGGCTGAAAGATATTTACGTTAGTGTGATTAAAGAAATGATGATTGCATACAGAGTAGAAATCGCATAATTAGATTTTTACAGGGATACACAGGAGGAAAATAAAATGGAAGAAAATATGGATAGAGAAGACACAATGTTCGAAGTAGAAGACACGATTGATAAAATCAAGTTTCTTGTGGATGATTTCATGGAACAGTATGGATTTAACAGCACAGAAGAGATGGACGAAGAGAAAAGATTTTTCTTTGCATATAACAAGCAATTTATGACAATGAAACTGTTGATTTTGAGCGATTATGCCAATAAAGCAAGACAGAAATTTAAGGCTCTTGAATCTATGGAGCAGAAAGCGTGATCGTATGGCAAATAGAATTCAGTTCAATGACTTTCAGAAAAAGAGTGTGTACGCCAAATGCAACGGAAAATGTGCGATATGCGGTAAGCCTGTCAAATTTAAGAAAATGACAATCGACCACATTATGCCGTTGTCTCGTGGCGGAACCAATGATATTAAGAATCTGCAACTGGCGTGTAAGCGCTGCAACAGCATGAAGAGTAATATGACAATGGATGATATGATGGGGCAGATTTCCGAGATTTTGAAGTATAACCGTAAACAGAAATTGATTAGAATGTTGGGAGGAATTGTGCAATGAATTACTATAAGACAGAGATCATTAATCTCGTACAGAATTGCGACAATAGCCACTGGCTAGAAGTGATTTATACGTTTGTAAAAAGATTATTGAAATGATACCAAATAAAATTGCGGTAGCGCCTCTTCTCTGGTAAAATAAAAGAAAAGGGGCGCTAAATTGAATAAATTTCAGCATAGTGGGGGATAAACGAAAAAAATGATTAAATTATATTATGATAACGGGAAAAGAAAAACCTTTATAAAAGGCGAAAAAGAAAAACAAACAGAAATTTGGCAATATGAAATAGGGCAAATATTTTGTGATTATATTAATAAAGCACAAGGGGAATATAGTTCTTTTTTGAAAAATAATTGTTTTGATGAAAAAGAAATATGCTATTTTATTGAGTTTTTAACTTCCGATAAAAAACAATTGGATAGTTATAAATTGATTATAGAGGAAGAAATTGAAGTTATTAATGGAAAAGTATATAGAACCTATTCCGGTATTGAAAATATTTCCATCATTATGAAAATCGAATTTTTGAGAATGCTAGAATTAGGAATTAAAATCCGTAAGTGTGCCGTATGCGGAAAGTATTTCATCGTAACTGGACATGATGGGAAATGTTGCGATAGCCTTTATAAAAATACTGGTTTGACTTGTCAACAGGTTTTTGCTGATCGTAATTATAAAAACAAAAGAAAAGAAAATCCCATACTTAAAGAATATGATAAGGCATATAAACGCATGTATGCACGATATAGTAGTCAAAAATTATCTTCAAAAGAATATGAAGAATGGAAAAACGGAGCTTCGCAGGAACGTGACAAGGCGTTAAAAGCATATGAGGAAAACCCATCTAAAGAAAAAATTGATAGTTTCAAAAAGATTATTGGGAATAAATGATACCGAAGTATACTGAATGATACCAACCACCTATGCTATGATATAAAATCATAATAAGCAATTTTTAAAGCGTTTACCTTTCGGGGTAGGCGCTTTTTTCGTGCGTAAAAATACATGAGGGTTAGCATATGGCAGAAGTATTTTTAAAAGTGGATGGGGTAGCAATGCCCTGTCCTTCTTCTTTCACATGGGGATTACAGGATATATCGGCATCAGAATCTGGCAGAACAGATGATACGACCATGCACAAAAACAGAGTTGGACAGAAACGAAAGCTGTCTGTAGGTTGGAATGGCCCAGACTGGGACACTGCTTGCAAAATTATACAGGCAGTAAATCCAGAGTACATACAGATCACATATCCAGACTTGCTATCTGCGAACAAACACGAAACCAGAACATTTTATGTTGGTGACAGGGAATCACCTTTTAAGTGCTGGTGGGTTGGCAATGAGCGCATGGAAGGACTTAGTTTTGATTTTATCGAGAGGTAAGATATGCGAAATTTATCAACGGAATTTAAAGAACAACAGAATAGTGGGAACCGTAACTATCTGAAATATGCAGATTTTACCTTTACGGACGGAAGTACATTATCCATTACCGACAAAGACTTATGGTCTAATGGCTTCAAATTTGAGGATGCAGTATCACAAAATGGTTCCTTTGATATTGGCGCAGCTATTATAAATAAACTGACTTTGCAAATCAACAACTTTTCTGGAAAGTACACAGATTACATCTGGGACGGAGCAAGAGTTGTTTGCTATATTGGGCTTGAATTATCTACTGGTATTGAGAAAATCCGCATCTGTACCATGACAGTAACAGATGCCCCATACCAGAACACAGCTATTATCAGCCTAACTTGTGAAGATTCCATGCGATTATTTGATCGTGATTATTCAGAAAGTAAACTGACTTATCCGGCAACAAGATTACAGATCATCCAGGATGCTTGTGAGGCCTGCGGCGTTACATTACAATCTACAAGGTTTGATAACGATGATTTCGTAATTCAGAATCGACCAGACGATAGCAGTATTACTTTCCGACAGGTAATTGCATGGGTAGCACAAATGGTCTGTCAGTGGGCGAAAACAGATGCATACGGCAGATTATGCCTTGACTGGTACAAAAATGAAGTACCGGATAATTTTTATGATTTGGTGGAAACTCCATGGAAAGATATTGAAGGGAAAGACATCTTAGATACTACCGGCGCACAGATTATCACTGTTATGCAAAAGGGTATTACAGCCATAGATACAAATGGATTCACACCATGGCTGTACGATGTTGAAATAACAGGTGTAAAAGTTACAGAATACGTTGAAAATTCTTCTAAAAATGAAGCAAAAACATATCAGTCGGGGAAATCTGGCTATGTTATCGAAATCAGTGATAATAAGCTAATCCAAGAGGGCTCCGGGGAGAAAATCTGCCAGATTATCGCAGACAGGTGCGTGGGGCTAAAATTCAGACCATTTACCACAGGAGCATTGACTAATATAGCATGGGAAGCTGGTGACACCATTGCAATTTCTGATAGAAATGGAAAACAGTACAAGAGCTTCCTAACTTCTGTTACTTTGAATCCAGGCGCATTTGAGCAACTTGAGTGCAGTGCTAAAAGCGTATCTAGGAATAAGCAAAAGCAGTATACACTAAGCCAACAGGTGCAAGCCGAAAGCAAAAAAAACTTAAAAGATGAACGCACCGCAAGAGAAAAGGCAATTGAAGAATTGTCTCAAAGATTGTCTGAATCTTCCGGTACATATACTACTGTGGAAACACAGCCGGACGGAAGCAACATCTATTATCTTCATAATAAGCCGCAGTTATCCGATTCTGACATTATATGGAAAATGACTGCGGAAGCGTGGGCTGTGTCTACAGATGGTGGACAACATTGGAATGGCGGCATGACGGTTGATGGTGATGTAATTGCCAGAATCCTTACTGCCACAGGCGTTAATGCTGACTGGATTAATACAGGAACTATTAAAGCAATTGACAAAGATGGAAATACAACTTTCCTGGTTGATGTAACAACAGGAAGGGTTGTTATTAATGCAGACTCAGTACAAATCAAGGGAAAAGATGTTAATGCAATTGCAAAGGAAAAAGCAGAAACAGAAGTAAATAATTTTATAAGCAATACATACACAACTGATATCAATAATTTACAGTCTCAAATCGACGGACAGATTGAGACTTTTTTTTATGACTATGAGCCAACCTTACAGAATATTCCGGCTTCTGGATGGACTACAAATGAAGAACGAAAGAAACACGAGGGCGACTTATTTTACTGGAAATCCAAGGGATATGCGTACCGTTTTATGCAAGATGGGGCAACTTGGAAATGGCAATTAGTACAAGATACCGATATCACGTTAGCACTTGCTGCCGCAGAAAAAGCACAGGACACAGCAGATCATAAGCGTAGAGTATTCGTCGTTCAGCCAGAGCCACCTTATGACATTGGAGACTTATGGACACAAGGCTCTAATGGTGATTTGATGAGATGTAAAGTTGCCAGAGCAAGCGGTTCTTATTCAGAGGATGATTGGGAAAAAGCTTCAAAGTATACAGACGATTCTACTTTCAATACTTTCTTGGATGGTGTTTTCAAAGACACGATTAGCGATCTTAAAACACAGATTGATGGGAAAATTGAAACCTGGTATCAGCCAAACGACCCTTCTATTAAATGGAAAAAAACAGAGGAATGTCCATGGCGTGATATTGACGGAAACAAGATTCTGGATGAATCTGGAAATGAAATTATCTTGATATGGGAATCAGAAAAAGCAGAGCATGAAGGTGACCTTTGGCACAATACTTCTGATAACACACAATGGATATACAAATCCGGGGAATGGCAACCACAATCCATACCAAATGAATTGCTGGACAAGATAGATGGGAAGTCATCTGTCTATATGGTTCAGCCGAAACCGCCATATTACGAAGGCGACTTGTGGGTAACAACCAATAATGAAGGAAAGGCTTCCCTCAAAACCTCCACTGTAAATCGTGTTGATGGAAATTTTGACGCATCTGATTGGATAGATTTCAAGTATGCAGACAAAGACGATATCAAAAATGCAATTGACAATTACGATACCAGTCTTGGGCAAGACGAAGTATTTAATAAGCTCACAAAAGGCGGCACTGAACAGGGAATCTATATCGAAGATGGAAAAGTATACATCAATGCAAAATACATTCTAGCTGGATTACTTGCCGGTGAGAGAATTAACGGTAGAGGATTAAAAGTCATTGATGATAACAAGGACGTAACCTTAGAAATCGACAGCAAAGGAAATGTCATTCTAGCTCCAAAGACTTTTTCGTTACAAGGAAAAACAGTAAATGAGATTGCTAATAGCTCGGCAAAATCAGCCGTAGATGGACAGACACAAGCCGATATTTTCAACAAACTTACCAATGGCGGCAAGGCACAGGGGATTTACTTGGATGAAAATGGAAATGTCTATGTAAATGGTGAATACGTGCAAGCCAAAGGAATTAGGGTTGTTGATGGAAATGGAAAAACCACTTTTTCCATTGACAAAACCACTGGTGCAGTAACAATAGCAGCTTCACAGTTTACATTAGGAGATAAAAGCGTTACTGATATAGCACAGGAAGAAGTCGTAAAACAAGTCCAAGATATTACATCGGACAATATTATTAAAGGCTATTATCTAACAGAACAAAATGTTAAAGATTATTGGTCTACACAGAGTGCATATACATATGAGTATGGAGTTCAGGATGTAGATGGCGGTAAAAATGCAATCAAAATAAACGGAACTGGAGCACAATTTGGAACGAAAAATTATAAGCCAATAAAAGTTACTGGAAATTATACTTTTTCGTTTTGGATAAAAACTAGTGTTGCAACACAAGTATATGTGTATCTTGGAAGTAAAACAATATTAAATGCTAAAACTACAACTGAATGGAAAAGACTGCAAGTAACAACAACTTTATCTAGCTTACCAAATGATAGTTTAAACAGTTTGAGAATCTTGACATCATCAGTTGGGTCTAGCGTAAAATTTGATACCTATATTTACATGCCAAAGCTTGAATATGCTTACACAAATGAACAAGTGTTCAATATGCTTACAAACAACGGTGCAATAAAGGGCATGTACATGGAAAATGGAGAATTGTATTTTTCATTCACCTATGCACATGGAGGTACATTGAAACTTGGCGGTTCAAATAACGGAAATGGGTTACTTTCCATTCTGAATGCAAGCGGCACACAGGTTGGATATATTGACAATACAGGCGTTCATTTTAACCAAGGTGAATTTTCTGGAAGCGTAAAGTCACTAACTGGGGAAATTGGAAACTGGCAGATTGATAAAACAAATGGAAAATTAACCTCTGCAAACGGTGCCATTGTACTTGATGCGAAAAACAACATGGTAACCATAAATGGCGTTGATCTAAAAGCAAATGGAAACGGATTTGTTATTGATGGCGGTGTAAAAATTAAAAACAGTCCTAAATCTAGTGAATTTGGAGATGAAAGTAATTTCTTTTGTATTGAAAACCTAGGTGCTATTACAGACGGAACACATTTAGGAGTCAATAGTCAAGGTATGGTTATAAAAGTCCCTTCATCTTCTTGGCGGTATAAGTCAATTCGTACAACTGTTAAAGAAGAAGAACTGGAAGAGCTTTATCGTGTAAAGGTTGTTTGGGCGAAATACAAAGAAGGGTATTTGGATAAAAACGATAGCCGATATGATAAATTAATGCCAATGTTCCTTGCAGAGGACATGGAAAGGCGTTTTCCAATTGCAGTAAACCATTTACCAGACGGAAAGCCCGAGGATTGGAATTACAGAATTATGATTCCGTCCATGTTCGCTATGATAAAATTTAACCACGATAAGATAAAGGAACTCAAATCCGAAAATGAAGAATTGAAATCTGAATTAAAAAGCATTAAAGAAGAGCTTGAGGAAATCAAACAATTGTTAAGCAAATCAGTATAAAGAGGGTGAGAAATCATCCTCTTTTTATGAATTAATATCAATAATTAAAGGAGGGCAACAACATGCCAAAATGGACTGAATACACATCAAAAGATACGTTAGCGGATAATGACGAAGTAATGCTGTATGACGCAACTGCGAGAGCGAACAAACGCGGATTAATGAGCAAGTTTTGGAATTATGTAGTTGATAAAATGGCAACGGCTGTTATCAGTAAATTGGAAACCGAAAATAAAACAGTTATCGGGGCGATTAACTATTTAAATGGCAAGACATCCAAAACAAATTTTAACGGAAATATAAGTAGAATTGTTTTCCGTTCGGGCTCCTCTGGTATAGATAATGCATACCTGGATTTTTTTACAACTGACGGAAAACGAACGACCATTGGATTTTATACGGATGGAATGAATGGCATACAAATGATGAAAGATGATACTCCTATATGGACTATAAAAGCATAAAATAATTATTTTATCGGAAAATTGCTGCAATTAAATTTCTACTTGGATAGATAAGAAAAATCCATAATATACAAATGATTTTCCGTAGTGCTATCTATGCTTGAAAGTTCTTTTTGTTGATTAAACCTAAATCTGACAATTGTTCCGTTACTATTAGAACGCCCCATAAATGTTATTTGTGACGATATATTGTTAAGAGGGTCTGGAAGATATAATTTTTGAGTTATTGATGTAGCTTTTGCTGAAATAGATCCATGAACTTGCACTATTTTTCCTACCTTTTGATAGACAAAGCCATAATTGTCACCATTTATCGAAATAATATTTGAGATATTGCCATTTAAATAGTTAGCGAAAAAATAAATAAAATCGCAAAAACTCTATTCACAAAAGATAATACATGATGTAATCAGTATATCACAACAACAAAAAGGGAGTTGGACTCCCGACGACCAAACAAAAAGTCCAACTCCAATCACCACAAAGGGTACAAGGATATTATAACATGGCACCTTCCCTTTGGGGTAACAACAACTATGATTTACGCCAAAATTAGCCATGATTCCGTGAAATTTAATCATAAGAGATATATTGTATAAAGAGTTTATGCTAAAGAGCACTCCAAATTGGGTGCTTTTTATTATGCACTTTTTTAACCTCAATAATGAAAGGAGACCACACATGAATATTAACACCTCATTAATCAGCAATAATAACAGCTACGCCGGACAGACACCTCTGTATATTGTCATTCATAACACGGATAATATCGCCAAGACAGCAGATGCCAAAGCACACGCCACCGCACAGCATAATGGCAATTTTCATGGCTATTCAGCCCATGTATTCGTTGACGATAAGTCAGCATATCAAGCCTTGCCGTACAATCGTGGAGCATGGCATGTTGGAGTAAATTATGGCGGCAAACTGTTCGGGATAGTGAACAACCGTAATTCGATTGGAATTGAAATGTGCATGAATGCTGGATATAACTACGAAAAAGCATTCCAAAATACCGTGGCTGTTTGTAAGCAGCTTATGAAGAAATACGGAATCCCAGCAAGCCGAGTAGTGCAGCACTACGATGTATGCGCTAAGAATTGCCCTTCCGTTATCCGTGGAAAGGGTGACTGGGATAAATTCAAGAAGCTCATTTCCAGTGAAACCGTGACAGTTCCAACCACAAAGCCGACAGTAAAGGTTGACAAGTATTACCGCGTCCGCAAGACCTGGAAGGATTCCAAGAGCCAGATCGGGGCGTACAAGTCACTCAAAAATGCAAAGAAAGCTTGCAAAGCCGGTTATTCTGTTTTTGACTGGAATGGAAAAGCAGTGTATTCCTTGACAGCAAAGAAAAGTATAGCCCGGGTTGCAAAAGAGGTAATCAATGGCGAATGGGGAAATGGACAGGACAGAAAAGACTGCCTGGAAGCTGCTGGCTACAATTACACAGAAGTGCAGAATGCAGTAAACAAACTTCTTAAATAACAAAAACACTCCCGGGGTTTTCCCGGGAGCTACTTAAATGCAATATAGCCTTCATAAAGTTTTCTGATCGCCGAAAGGTCTTTTCTCCTAATCGGAACCACATCTCCAGATACCATTCTGAAATCAGCACGAAGTTCCCAGACTTCATCCATGTTGACAATGTAGCTTTGGTGGCAGCGTAAAAACCGTCTGTCCAGTTGCTTTTCAACGTCCGAAAGTTTCCCTCTCTGCATATGAGTGATACCACAGGTACAATGGATAGTGATGTATTTATTGCGACTTTCAATATATTCAATATGGCAGAAATCAACCCTGTGGAAATAATCCTTGTTCTTTACAGTCAGCGTTTTATCATGGATATTTTCCAGTTCCCTGTTGACTACACCATACATTCTTCCATCTTCCGAGCCTTTTATGATATAGTGAACAGGAAGGATATCCAGAGCATCAAACACATATTCCTTGTGGGCTGTCCAAAAGGTGATATTCCCCACATATCCATTCTTTCTAAGATGCCGGGCAACATCAATCCCATTTTCATTTTTCAATATAATATCCAGCACAATTATGTCGTACCATACGCCGTCATTTACATCATCAATAAGAGGTTTCCCGGTGGTATATGCCGTGATCGTGCATCCACTGTCCCCATTTCTACGAAGAAAACCGTCCATTCTGGTTTTAAAAATCTCAATTTGTAATTCGTTGTCATCACATATTGCAATCCTCAAAAAAATCATCCCTTTTTGTGCGAAATTCGTCGCTGCATGTGCTGATTTCGCCATTTCCTGTGTAATTGTATATTTTTTGATACAATATTATCGTACCACATAAGAAAGATAGTGTAAAGAGGCTGGATAATGGAAAGATGTAAGAAGATAACGATTATCTTAATATTGATGTTTGTGCATGTGCTTATTGGGATTCATATGTATTCCAGCCCAGAGCGTAGTATTATCTTTGGGAGGGTTAAAACTATCGCAAAAATGGTGACGGAAATCAAAAGCAATCCAAATGAGCACAAAAAATCCCTCGATTCCAGAAGCTCAGCCCCTTTATTTCTATCTACATATATAACGAATGAAAAGTACCAAAATCACAATATCTATACTGAAAAAATCATAATTTGCAATAATATCGAGGAAAAGCAACTTGCTAGGAAGGATTTAAGTGGAGATGATTCCGTCCCATTATATGGTTGCGAAAACATGATATAATTTAATAAGCAGGAACAAATGTTTGGAATATTGGGAGGGATTTACGTGGATTACAAGAAAGAAATTATTGAGATTATTGAAAAAATGCACAACATAACTTTTATTGCGATGATTCATGCGTTTGCGAAAAAATTATATCAAAAGGAAAAAGGGCAGGAGAGTTAATCTCCTGCCTCATTTTATTTTACAAAACGTTCCATAAATTTCCAAAAAAGTTCTTTATCCTCTCTGGAAAGCTGATAATATTTCATTATTGCCTCTTTCGCTTTTATATCGTCAGTAGATATAGAAGCGCATATATTACTGAATTCTATATCTTCTTTTTTTTGCGGATCTCCTTCACCAGTACGAAGCCATTTTTCATCAACCCCATATTTTTGACAAATAAGTGCGATTACTCCATCTGATGGAGTACGCCTGCCAGCTTCATAACTTGATACGTTAGAAAATGGTATTCCTAAATCATCCGAAAAATCCTTTTGAGTTTTAAAACCTAATATTTTTCGTAATTCTTTTAAACGTTCTTTCAATTAGAATCACCTCCTTTTCACATCCTTATTGTACACCAAAAGAAAGTTAAAATCAATATAAAAATGTACAAAGTACAAATTTATGCTTGACATAGAATGTACTTAGTGATATATTATGATTGTACAAAGTACAAAAAGAAAGGAAGTGAATATATGAAAATGTTTGAAAGAAACGATGTAGAGGATGGAAAGCGTATTGCTGATATTTTTGCTACATTATCAGAAGAAAACAAGAACATGGCAATCGTTTATCTGTCAGCATTGCGAGATAAGGAAATTGCTGATTCAAGTAAAAGAGAGAGTTCTTAATGGAGGGACGATGAAAACATCAAAAGTTGAAATCAGACAGGTAGAAGGAGAAAAAGGAATTTATACCGAAATTCTGATTGACGGTCATAAACTTGAGGGAGTAAGAAGTTTTGAGTTAAAACAGGGAATTGGTGATTGCGTTCCTATTCTTTCCATTGATCTGAATGCTTTAAATTTATCCACGGACTTGCAGATGTTGCAGGTGAACCAGAAAGGTATCGGGGAAATTGAGGGAATCAAGTTTAAAGGCTCACCAAGGATGCTGAAATTTCAAGCAGAATAGGCTCTCATATTTCAGAGAGCCAAACAGAATTATTTTGAAGCTTTTAAAATGGAACATTGTTTCGGATTTGAACAACATCCAGTTTTGCTTGCATAATTACACTTAATTCGACCTATTGTGTAATTAGGCGTCAAATCATCCAATGATCCAGTATTAATGAGAGAAGCTTCAATGGAATAATTTTTGTTCTGCTTATCGCAGAAACCATTAAATACCAATAATCATCACCTCCACTCTTATATTGAGTATAACACAAGAAAGGAGAGATTATAAGGAGAAGATGACAATTATCAAATTTAAAAATGGGGAAACAATCGAAATTCCGTGTGTGTTCCCGGATGATATTGTGAAACCAGATATTAGAGATCAACTGATACGTTTGGAATGGGATGACGACGGAAAGCAATATTGCTTGAAATTTAACCCAGTAGATGTGCTCTATGTAAAAGAGATTGCACATTCCTAAAGGAGATTATATCACAGAAAGGAAATAGTTAAAATCAAAAGGCTTAAATATGAAGTGTTAAAGAATAGATATTCCATAGTTGACATAATTTTTATAATTATCGGAATTTTTTGTGGAATATTCTTAGCAGGAAGATTCTTATTTTAAACAAGAAAGGAGACTAATGAACGAATTACAAATTTTTAATTCGACAGAGTTCGGAGATATTCGAACAGTAGAAATTGATGGGAAACCGTACTTTGTTGGAACTGATGTTGCGAAAGCCCTTGGATATGCTAAGCCTAATAACGCTGTATCAACACATTGCAGGTATACCCTAAAACGGGGCATAGCTACAAAACAAGGAAATATGAGCGAAATGGTGCTTATCCCAGAGGGCGATATCTACCGGTTAATCATCCGAAGCAAACTTTCATCAGCAGAAAGATTTGAACGTTGGGTATTTGATGAAGTTCTTCCAGCAATCCACCATAACGGCGGTTATATCATGGGGCAGGAAAATTTGTCTGATTCAGAATTGATGGCTAAAGCTATTCTGGTAGCACAAAAGACTATTGAACATAAGAACCAGATCATTGAACAGCAGAAAGCAAAAATCGAAGCCGACAGACCAAAGACAATTTTTGCCGATGCAGTGTCAACCAGCCACACTTCAATCCTTATTGGAGACCTCGCAAAGTTGATTTGCCAGAACGGTGTCCAGACAGGACAGAAAAGATTATTCCAGTGGATGCGAGAAAATGGATATCTGATGAAAACTGGTGCGAGTTACAATATGCCAATGCAGAGATACATTGAACAGGGGCTATTTGAAGTTAAGGAATCCAGTGTTCAGAATCCAGACGGAAGTGTCAGAGTAACGAGAACCACAAAAGTTACCGGAAAAGGACAACTGTATTTTATCAATAAGTTTCTTGGGAATGAAATAGCAAGTTAAGGAGGTGGACGTAAGATGTTAGCAGATGATTACGTTTCTGAAAGGTTATCCGATTATGATTCCAAAATATATCAGTTATATCGCCACAAAAACGGACAGAAGGCAAGCGACCTTGTAGAAAAAGTGAAAAATGAAATTGCCGAATGCGGTCTGTCCGCTACTGAAGCGAAAGGCTTTTTAGAGTACATGAAGATTGTTATTGACGCTCAGTCACATCTTCCCATTCAGAAATAACGGAAGTTTTTATGGTTTCTGCTCCGGGAACATTACCATCATCAATCTCATTTGCGGCATGAAGCATTGAAATTATTTTATGAGAATAAGGATGTTCCTTTCCGCAATTTGGGCACACAACCTTGTCTGTACTTATTCTTTCACTTATATAGTAATCGCAATGACAAGTACAGGAAACTTTTAATTTGAGAAACATTTTAACATACCTCCTTTCTGAACACATTATACCATTCAGATGGAGAGAATAAAAGAAAATAGGGAGAAAAAACAATGATTAAATTTGAAAACGGATTAGTTAACATTTCTGGTAAAGGGGTTGATATTCTTTCAGAGTATGCAGTTATCACCCATGAAATTAAAGAGATGTTCGTAAAAAATGGTGGAGAAGAGAAAGAAGTAAAAGAGCAGCTTAGACATTCGTTCGAGCATGGCCTTATGAACGAGGAAGAACTTGATAAAGAAATCAAGGAAAAGTTCAAACAGGTAGATGCAATTATTCCGATTTTTTCGCTTCTGGAAGAAATGCTTAAAACATTTGGAGCAAAAGATAAGGAGGACTAAGCATGGGGGAAACTAAGAGCACAGATTACATTCCAGAGAATGCCAATGAGGAATATGCACTTCTGGTTGGAAGATTAAAGGCATTTGAAGCTTGGGCGAATAGCGTGAAAGATTATGATTTTACAAAGGACATGGCATTCAGAATGCTTGGGCTTGGTTTAGAGGAATCAAAGGAGGAAAAGAAAGAATGAAATGCTTTAAAGGCTTTGATAAAGACTTAAAGTGCAAAGATTTCCAGTATGAAATTGGAAAAGAATACACAGAAGAAAAAGCAGACATTTGTGATTGCGGATTCCATGCTTGCGAATTTCCGATGGATGTATTCGGTTATTATCCTCCTTCAGATTCCAGATATTGTGAAGTTGATCTTGAAGAGAATGGCCAGAAATCATCTGATGATAGCAAGAGAGTTGGAAAGAAAATTTCCGTGAAAGCAGAAATTGGAATTGCTGGAATTATCAAAGCTGGCGTTGAATACATCAAAGAGCAAGTTAATTGGGAAGACGATAAGGCAACCAATACCGGAAATCAGTCAGCGGCAACCAATACCGGAGATCGGTCAGCGGCAACCAATACCGGATATCAGTCAGCGGCAACCAATACCGGAAATCGGTCAGCGGCAACCAATACTGGAGATCAGTCAGCGGCAACCAATACCGGAAATTGGTCAGCGGCAACCAATACCGGATATCAGTCAGCGGCAACCAATACCGGAAATCGGTCAGCGGCAACCAATACCGGAAATCAGTCAGCGGCAACCAATACTGGATATCAGTCAGCGGCAACCAATACCGGAAATCAGTCAGCGGCAACCAATACCGGAAATCAGTCAGCGGCAACCAATACCGGAAATCGGTCAGCGGCAACCAATACTGGAGATCAGTCAGCGGCAATTGTAGAAGGAAAAGAAAGTATTGCATTAGCTACAGGAATTAATTCAAAAGCTAAAGGAAAAATTGGATGTTTTATTGTTTTAGCAGAGTGGAAAGAGATCAATTATGAATATCATATTGTAGATGTTAAATCAGCAAAAGTAGATGGGGAAAATATCAAGGAAGATACTTTCTATACGCTGAAAGATGGAAAATTTGTAGAAGCAGATTAAGTGTCCTGGAAGGTGCGGACACACCAACCAGGACGGTATCTAACTAAGTCGACGTTAGTTAAATACAGGATTATTATATCACAACCTCCTGTATTTGACAAACAAAAATATAACAGGAGGATTTTTTATGCAAAAAAATGGCGAAAATCAGCCACTTTCCAGCGAAATCATTGCTGATCTGGAAGAAAAGCTGATGGCAAGAAATGTAATTATCGCTATTCTGGCAGCTGCACTTGCAGTAACCACATCCAGAAGAAAGTGAGGAAAAAATGAAAGAGGTGGTAAAGACAATAGGAGAAATATTTGTAGGGATAGGGGTGTTTACAGTAATCTTCTCAATCACATGGATGTTTACATCATTTGATGCCATCGGGGTGTTCTTTGTATCAACAGTCTTATTCTTAATGGTGTTTCTTCCTATTATATTAGAAATGGAGGAAAAGTAAATGCAAAGATTAAATAAAGTAAAATTATCCGGTAGAGCCGGTGAAATAGTATTCAGCCACGAACATTACGGAAGATACTATTACAAATTCATGCTGACAGTTATTCGTAAAAGCGGTGCAGTAGATATGTTTACAATCGTTATAGAAGATTCCATTGTACGTGACAATGATTATAACGGAAAAGAAGTTGTGGTAACAGGAGCAATCAGAAGCATGGACACTTCTAAAAATCCAAATAAGCACCACAATGTTAATTATATCGCAGCTGATGAAGTGGAAATTCTGGATGAACAGGTTCCGGAGGGCGATATAAACGAAGTAGAGTTTATTGCCAGAAGTTGTACGAAAGAACCATATGCAAAACTTACACCAGTAACGCACAGGAAAGTTTCAAATCTTTTCGTAGCAATTCCAAGAGATCATTCAGAAAGAGCAGATTTTATTCGCTGTACTTTATGGGGAAAAGGTGCTGATCTGGCGGTAGACGTTAAAAGGAATGATTACATTAAAGTAACTGGCAGGTTAATGAGCCGTGATGTTTATGTTAATGGGGAAGAAACGGAAAGTGTATATGAGATTTCCGTAAAAGAAATGGAGAAATTGGAGGATGAAGAATAATAAGAATAAAGTTCAGATGTATGGCGTAATAATGGATATTCAGCCAGATGTATTTTTTAAGGATGGTAAAAAGTTCAAAAAAATTTACATTGGAGTAAAACGAACTAGTGGGGCGGTTGATTTGCTTCCGGTTATAGTTCGAGAAGGGCTGGCAGATGCTTTTCCGATAGGAGGACGCGTTTATATCGAAGGAAGATATATTTCTTCTAACAAACATGAAAATGGAAAAAGTCATTTAATTCTTGAAATCAAAGAAAGAATAATCTCTTATGGAAATGAACGAGCAAACGATGAAAATAAACTCATTCTGGAAGGGTATCTTTGCAAGCCACCTGTATACAGAAGAACACCAAGAGGAAAAGAAGTATGTGATTTGATGATCGCTTGCAATGAATATGACTTGCGAAGAACAGATTATATTCCGTGCTTAGCATGGTGGAAAGAAGCCAGAGAAGCTGCTAATTTCAAGGTCGGTGATTACATAAGCATAATCGGAAGAATCCAGAGCCGGATTTATCATAAAAAATTATCTGGTGATGAAGTAGAGCTTAGAACTGCATATGAGGTATCAATAGGGAGGATAATCGAGCATGAAAGTGGAAGTGAAAAAAATTTCGCTGGAGAATTACAAGAAGTTTCCGAGTAAGTCTGTAGATTTGTTTCCAAGAACAGAGATTTCCGGCAGAAACAGAGAAGGAAAATCCACATTGCAGGACGCATATTTGGACGTTCTGACAGGTAAGATGGCGAATGGTACAGAACCTACTTCTATTCGCAGAAAAGAAAATGGCGTGGAAGTGCCAAAGGTTGATGTTGTAAGAGAACTTACACTTGCGATTGATGGGAAAGAAAAAGTGATCCGCAAAATCACAAAGCAGAAGTGGAGAAAACCAAGGGGACAGTCAGAAGAGGTGTTCGATGGAAATGAAACTTCTTATGAAATTGACGGATTCCCGGCTAAATCAAAGGATTATACCGAGTTCATCCAGTCAATAGCAGAACCTTCAACGCTTCTGATGTGCAGTAATCCAAAACCATTTCTGGACACATTACAGAAGTCAACCGCAGAATCCAGGAAGGTTTTGGAAAAAATGTCTGGTTTTGATATTGCGCAGTTTATGGAAGAAAATCCACAGTATGCACATGTAGAAGAAATTACAAAGGGGCATTCCGTAGAGGATACATTAAAAAAACTGCGAAAAGAACTGAACGTGCAGAAGAAAAAGGTTGATGCAAAAAATACAGAGATTGCTTACGAAACCAATCGGACTGTTGAAGCAGAAGATACTTCTTCACTGGAATCCAAAAAACAGGAGCTTAATGCGGAACTTTCCAAGCTGGAAGAACAGGAAAAGATTCTTGAAGATTCAGCAAAAGGCTATGACGGACTTACATATGAAATCCGAGGGCTGAAATCCTCCAGGGATGGTCTGGTTAGCAAGGCAGGCAAAGAGCTGAAAGACAAGAAAGCAGCCATTATGAATGTGTATTACGACCTTGCAAAAAATAAAATTGAAAAAGAATCAGCTATCCGAATGTTGGGAATGGAACTGGATAGCCACATAAGAGCTGCACAACAGGCAAAAGCTGACTTGGATAGAGCCAGACAGGACTATCCGAGAATCAAGGAAATGGAGTGGGATGATTCTAGACTGAAAGCTATTGAAGCCGAAACATTCAATGATTCTGATACTATTTGCCCTACCTGCGGACAGGAACTGCCAGAAGAACAGGTTGCCGAATTGAGAGCTTCCTTTGAAGAAAAAAAGAAAGCCAGAATTGAAGCACAGTTGAAAGTAAAAGAATCCTTTGAATTGGAGAAGCAGGAAAAACTTAAATATGTCTGCGACCTTGGAAATACTTCCGCTGCGAAATTAAAGAAAACTAACGAGGAAATCAACAAATTGCAGTCGGAAATCGGCGCAGCACAGGATGAAGTTGCTGAACTTACTAAGCAGATTGAGGAAGAACAGTCCAAATTTACGGAGCTTCCAGAATCTGTAGATATGACAAATGATGAAGAATATCTTGCGGTTACAGCGAGAATTGCAGAACTTGAAGAGAAACTGAAATCATTTGATGATGTTCCTGGAAAGAAACAGGAATTAAGAATGCAGATCAGCAATATTATGAAACAGATTTCCAATGTGGATGCAGACATTAAGATTGCACAGGCAGCAGTCACAGAGAAAGAAAAGCGAGTAGCAGAACTGAATGAGAAATTAAAAGACCTTGGACAGGTACAAGCTGATATTGAAAAGAACATTGATACCGTTCTTAACTTCTCAATTCAGAAAAATAAGGCACTAGCAGAGAAAATCAATCCATTTTTCCATCATTTCCAGTTCAGTTTCCTTGATTACACAATTGATGGGAACCCAGTGGAGATTTGCAAGATGATCTGCAATGGAATTGACTACAACAGCGGATTGAATCATTCAGACAAAATTCTTTGCGAGGTTGATTTACTGAATGGATTACAGGAAATGAATGGGCTGAATCTGCCGATTTGGATTGATGATTCGGAGAGCATTGACAAAAGTAGAATCCCTATGTTAGACAGGCAGATGATTGTGCTAAGAGTGACAGATGGAGATTTGAAAGTAATTTGATAAACAGGAGGGGAAAATGCTAACAGCAACATGGGGAAAACATTTTTTCAAGGCAGATGCTACAAAATGCGCATCTGAAATCATGGAAATTTGCGATCAGATGGAATCAGCTACACCACAGCAGATTCTTGAGAAAGCAAGGGACGAAAGCACAGAATTACATAAGTGCTTCACATGGGATGATTCCATAGCAGCTGAAAAATACAGAATCCACGAAGCCAGACAGATAGTTTGTCAGTTAAAAATCGTGGAACAGGATATTGATAACAAGTCAAAGCCGACAGCAATTCGAGTCTTTTACAAGACAGATGGCAAAAGCGGATATAAGCCAACACAGCTTATTTTGAAACAGCCAGATGAATACGAAGCACTTTTAGAACGTTGCCGAAATGAACTTCTGGCAGTGAAGCAGAAATACCAGAATATTTCCGAATACGAAGAAGTTTGGGAATTGATTAATTAAATATTGAGGCCGCTACTGTGCTGATATGCCTACAAGAGTAGGAAGAAATCAAACTATATTATGGCACATTATATTGCTAAATAGGACAATACATAATATCAAATAGCACAGCAAAACACCTTATTCTTGCGGGCTTATGAGTGCAGTAGCGGCGAAATTCCTATGTTGATATGCCTGTAAAATCGACAGGAAAAATAAGATATAACATCAAAGTAAAGTACAGTACATCATAATTACCTATTTTACAGGTTTATGAGCGTAGGAAACCACAGCATTTATCAGTCTGCATAAGTAGAAAGACAGAAAACCGCATAATAGTACAATAAAGAACAAAACATTATAACCCAGTATACCGTTTGCTTATGCAGAGTGACAAGTGTTGTGAACACTTACTATAGGACAAAAAAACATAGAACAGGAAATAATAGCATACTACAAAACAATACAACACAACACTTCAACGGAGGACTGTTTTATAGGCGGTATAACCGTCATAACAGAACACTACAGCATAACACAACGCAAGACAAAACACTACAGCACAAGACAATATGACTTTTATATCGTCTGCAAAGCAGCCCTCCGAAATTGAATATTGGGTAGGTGACATGAAAATGTTACCAGGACAAAAAACGATACCATAGGGCAATATAGAATAGGATACTACATGATATTATAGCATATTTCACGTTACCTACCGAGTGTTCAACTCAACCAAATGTATTTAGTTGGCAGTAGAAACTGTCATAATAGGAAACCATAAAATCTTATATGTGAGAACAAAATAATACAGTAAACAATAGCACAACACAAGACAAGCTTTCTACTGCTTGCTAAGTACATTTGGAGTTTGCACAAAGATTCAAGCGGATTAGTTTCGCAGAACAGAACACAACATGAAAGTATAAAACATTACATTACAGCATAGCGTTACTAATCTGTTTGAGTGTTTGCGCAAACAAAAACTATAAATTAAATCATTTGTTTTAGGAGGAAAGCAACATGGCAAAAGCAAAGAAAGATTCATTTACAATTGAAACTTTATCAACAACAACTTTAAAAATGGAGCTGATTGGAGATACACCTCTCATTCTTCATGCAAAAAGCAGATATTACGAGATGTCAGAGTGTTGGAAACAGAACCATGACAAAGGATCTAAAATGCCAGAAATCTATAGCCAGGGGAAAAATTTATGGGATGGATTGATTACAGGTATTCATTGGGAAAAACCAATTGAATATCATGACGAAAATATTATGTTATACACAGAGGAAGAATGGAAACATTATATGGAAACCAACCGTCCGTGTATTTTGGCACAGGCATTTAAGAAATCATTCAAAGAAAGTTTTGTAACATTCTTAAAGGAAAGCACTGGAAAGAATGGAACAGATATCACAAGAGCATTATCAGTTGATGAATTTATACACCCTATTAAATTTGCTTCAGTATATATTGAAAGTTCAATTGTCCCAACTAAAGGGGTAGGAGGCTCTTCAGTTGTTTGCAATGCAAATGTATTTGAAAACTGGTCGACAGAAATTACTATATCTTGTCCAGACGCAGTTTTCCCAGTTGAGACAATTATTCAACTCATTGAAACAACTGGAAAATACATTGGAATTGGATCTCAGAGAGCAAACGGATACGGCAGATATCACATCAACCCGGACAATGTAACTATCATTTAATTTGGTAACTATCGGTGGTATATGAATCCGGGTGAATGCCCGGAAATCACAACAGGACATAAAATTTTAGTAAAGGAAATAACAGGACAGGACACAACACTTCATCCTGTTTCATATGCCACTGAGCATATAAATAAAGAAAAGGAGAATTAAAATGGCAGAAAACACACAGGTAGCAAATTTTAACACACAGCTTTCCTATTACACAAATCGTTATGTCGATTTAATGGAAAGAGATTTGACTTCAAGAGGAATGGAATTTGATTCCTACTCAAAAGATTGCGTAGTAGCAGCAATGGGATCTATTTTCCAGATGGTGCATGAGAGCGGAGTAAGTTTTGAAGCAATCAATGGTTCTAATCTTAAATTTATTCTGAGTAAAGTAGCAGCATTAAAGCTGAACGCAAATGCACAGCCGAGAGAGTGCTATTTCCAGATCAGAAACGTAAACGTAGCAGGAAAAGGGAAGCCGGCACAGTGGGAGAAGAAAATCGAGTTTGCGATTGAGGGCGATGGAAATGACGCTCTTGTAAGCAGATATGGTGTCGATGTAGCTAAAGTATTTCCATATTGGAAAGTCAGAGAGGGTGACAAGTATATCCCGCCAAGACATAAAGGTGTGGAAATCACACCGCCAGAATGGGAAGAATCTGGTGTAGGTAAGGTAGTCCGTATCGTATATCCGATTCAGTATAAGGACGGACATATTGAATACCTTTCTTGCGAAAGAGCAGATGTACTGAAGAATCTTGCAGCGCACATCAAGAATAATCTCCAGAATGAAACGTTTGGAATTTGTGCGGACAGATATAAAGCTACAGATGCGCAGAAAGCTCAAATTGAAGCAAAGAAAAAAGAGATCATGAAAAAGGTCGCTGACATTGGAGAACTGGAAGCAATCATTGACTGTGAGGAATTAAGACCGTATATTTCACCGTCTTATTATGAAACACAATCCAGAGAATCAATGATTATTCGTAAGATGCGAAACAACATTATGAAGTCTATTCCTAAGAGATGGGACAATCCAGTGCAGGCTTACGAATACAACATGATGGATGCCACATACAGAGAAGTACAGGAAGAAATCGAACAGAATGCCAATGTAGAAGAATTCATTCCACAGCCAGAAGCAATCGAAGAAAAGCCAAAGCAGCCAACCGTAGCCGAAACCGTAAAAACAGCAGAGAAAGAACCAGTCCCAGCAGCAGAGCCAGTGGAAACAGAAATTCCGTCATTTATGAGCCAGGAGGAAATGTAGGATGGAAACTTCCACAATTGTGCTTATTATTTTGCTTTTAATATCACTTTTGGTATGGATAGTATCTTTTATTCGAGAAAATGGATACAATCGAACCAATTTAAATATTCTTTTAAATGTTATTATATTTGTGGTACTCATTATAATCCGACTTACAATGTAAAAGGAGAGTCAAAATGAAGCATAAATGTATTAAGACAGCAGTATTAGTCACAGGGGCTATAGCAATCATAATGTTTAATGCTTGTTTTTGCTGTAGCAGATTATTGAAATCACTATCCAGTGATATTGACGGTGGTTTGAACCGTACCGTAACTGTTTACGATTACAACGGCGGTAAAATCAAGTCCTGGTCTGGGAAGTTCGATGTTTCCGAATCCGAAAATGAAGTTTACTTTGATGATTCGGACGGAAAGAGAGTTATTATCCACGGCGGTATTGTCGTGAATGAGGAAAACTGACATGAGTAGCAGTGTAATTGAAACAATTAAAGAAGTTGTAAGCAATATGAACAGAGGACTTTATGATTTCACGGTAGATTGGAAATGTTCAGAATGCGGTTCGTGTTGTTCAAATTTTCTACCGATATCATCCAAGGAAATCAAACAGATCAAGTGGTATATTCGCAAACACCATATCAAGGAATGCAGACATAATTTCACTGCTTCATTAATGGATTTAACCTGTCCGTTTCTGATGGACGATAAGGCAAAAGAGAAATGTTCAATCTACCCTGTTAGACCGGAGATATGCAAATCATTTGTCTGCAATGACCCACAGGGAGCCAGAAAGAACAAAGCTTTAATGCATAAAAAATATAAGCCTGTTGATATGAGAGAAACGTTTTTCGTAGGAGAATGAAATATACAAGCAGAAAGCGAGGTGATGATAAATGCTCATGCGAGTAGTAAACACAGGGAGTAATCATGGAAACTGCTATGTTTTGAAATCCAACAGCGGAGAAATGCTTCTTCTGGACTGCGGATGCAAATACAAAGACATTCTGAAAGCTATTGATTACAGAACAAGTGATGTTTCTGGCGTGCTTCTAACGCATGAACACGGTGATCACCGTGAATCATTTAAAAATCTGATGAATTTAGGCATTCAGATTTACACCAATGATGAAACCGTGGAACATCTGCAAATCATCACTGGTGAGCTAATGAAAGGCGTTTCAGAAAAAAGACCGTTTCGTGTTGGCTCGTTTACTGTAATACCGTTCTATTTACCGCATACTACAAGGGATAAGGACACAGGGCAACTTATTCCATGTTTCAATTATGGGTACATCGTGGAACATGAAGAAATGGGAAAGCTGTTGTACATGACTGACTTTGAATACTGCAAGTACAACTTCAAGGCAATACGATTGAATCACTTGGTTATTGAGTGCAACTATTGTGGAGAATTGGTTGACAAAACAGCCGAAAATTACACGCACAGGCTTAAAGGGCATTGTTCATTAGATACTTGCAAAAGCTTAGTAAATACGAACCATACGGCAGCATTACGGACAGTAACATTGGTGCATTTGAGTAATGAAGCAGCTGACCCGGAACAGATTTTGAGGGAGATACAAGAAACGTCTGGTGCTGATGCACTCGTCCATATCGCAACACCCGGGTTAGAAGTTAATTTGGACTTATGTCCATTTTGAAAGGAGAAATAGATGGTATCAATTGACTTAAAAGATTGGAAAGAAGTAACAAAAGGAATTTATGTAAATCCAATTTCTGCAAACGCAGCTTATGAAATCCATATTAAATACTGGGATATGAAAACAGATATTCTTTCCGCAAATGCAGAACTTTATATTGTAGGAGATTGGCACGAAAAAGACGGAAGAAACATCAGAGAAAGGGAAATACTGCTTGATTATGCATCTGTTATGGATTGTATTTGGAAAGCAGTTGAAGATGATAAGGAAAACAATTCGACTGAATGATTGAAAGGAGAATGATTATTAATGAAAATCTTCTTAAAAACACTTGACAAGCTGAAAAAGCCAGAACTTTCCGAACAGGAATGTAAGTACGACAAAGGCTGGAATGATGCAATCAAGAAAGTTGAAGAACTGATTTGTTCCTACAGCTCTGCGGATATGTGGATTCCAACAGATTTAAAGTTACCGCCGGAACCAGACAAAGGAGAAAATCCCGGAGATTGGAAAGAATATACAGTTACAATTAAGGGGGCTATTTTACCAACAAGTCTTACTTATTTAGGAGACAGCGAATGGGGAAGCGTAGAAGCGTATGGGTTTGCGTATTACCCAGTCATTGCATGGCAACCAATGCCACCAGCTTACAAACCAGGGAGGTAACACCATTGGAAATAACAATCGGAATTTGCACAGATGAAATCAAAGAAATCCTTGTTGAGCACATCAAGACAAAAGGATTTGACGTAACAGAAGATGATATTTCCTTTGTTATTGGGAAAGAAGAAAGCGTAACAGGAAATACAAAGAAAATCAAACACGCACTTATCAGGTGCGACATTCAGATTGAGAGGTGATTGTATGGGATTTAATGTAGTTGTATTATCCGGGCGGCTGACAGCTGACCCGGAAATACGAATGGGAAACAACGACACCAAGATTGCCAGATACACATTGGCGGTTTATAGGGAAAAAAGAAAGAACACAGAGCGTAAAGCCGACTTTATACCATGCGTAGCGCTTGGACATAATGCAGAATTTGTTGAAAAATTTCTAAGAAAAGGCATGAAAATTAATGTTAGAGGGAAATGGCAGACTGGAAGTTATACGAACCAAAACGGCGAAAAAATATACACAAATGACTGTTTCGTTGAATCACATGATTTTGCGGAAAACAAGAGCCAGTCACCACAGACACAGGAAACAGATACACGACCAGTACCACCGCCGGAACCTAGTTTCATGGATGTGCCGGATTTAGGCGGTATGGAAGATGAATTTCCGTTTAGTTAAGGAGGAGTGACAAATAAATGGAACCAGTTTTAGAAACTAAATTCGAGTATAAAGGTTACCAATGTGTAGTCCTGTTCATGCCTAGAGCATACAGATGCGGATACGTTGGAATACCTAACAGCCATAAGCTGGCAAAGAAAAGTGTTGATGATTTAGGTTATCTTGACTGCCATGGTGGAGTTACTTATTCAGAACCATTTTTACACGATTGTGACGATGATGATATATGGTGGATTGGATTTGACTGCGCTCATTGTTTCGATGGTTATGATATTGAGACAGCAGAACAGTATTTCGGGGAAGAACCAGGCTTCAAAAAATGCTTAAAATAATGGGAGATTGCTGGCGAGAATTAAATAAAGATCCAGATTGCAAAATTCGTTCACTTGCCTATGTTAAAGATGAATGCAAGAAACTAATTGACCAGATTGAAAAAGGGGGGATGTTAGAGGAATTATAGAAAAGTTTTCGTGATGAGGAAGTGTGCAGAAAAAGGAGTTTTTAATGCGTAAAACTATTGATTTGACAGGCAAGAAATTCGGGAGACTCACCGTCATAAAAAGAGCAGAAGATACTATTTCAGACAAAGGGGTTAGAACAAAGCGCTGGGAATGCATTTGTGATTGTGGAAATAAAACTATTGTAAGACAAGCAGGGTTACAAAGAGGAACAACGAAGTCATGTGGATGTCTGCATAGAGAAATTATTGGCAATATGAGCAGAAAACATGGGCTATCTAATAACTGTGGAAGGCTGTACCCACTTTGGAAGAGTATTAAATATCGTTGCTATTGTAAAACATGTAAATCGTACAAAAATTACGGCGGGCGTGGAATAGTAATGTGTGATGAATGGAAAAATAATTTCACATTATTTTACAAATGGGCAATTGAGAATGGATATAAGGAAGAAAAAACAAGTAATGGAATAAATATCTTAACCATTGACCGAATAGACGTAAACGGAAATTATGAACCAGATAACTGCCGTTTTATTACAAATGCTGAGCAGGCACAAAATAAAAGAAACTCTATACCAAAAGAAAACAAGTATTTAATATGTCCTGTTTGTGGAAAACAATTTGAACTAAAGCAAAGAAAAGGGCAAAAGACGTGCAGTCCAAGATGCGGTAAAATTCTTTATTACAAAGATCACCCAACTATTAAAGATTATACAAAAATATGCCCAATTTGTAACAAACCTTTTAATGCCAAGAGAGGTGGACATTTCAATGACGCTGTTTATTGTAGCAAGAGATGTAAGAATTTATCTGAATCTGCAATATGGGAATACAATGGAGAAAAGCATAGAGTTCTTGAATGGGCTGAAATTATAGGCATAAACGCACACTGTTTATATCATAGAAAAGAATTAGGATGGTCTATCGAAGAAATACTAACCACACCGTTAAGGGGCAGGAGAAATGCAAAAAGTAAATTATAAAAAAATATATGCAATGAAAAATGCGAGAGAAAAAATGATTGAATCAATATGCCCTTCGATACCAAATACAAGTGGCATATATGCTTTTTATAGGATAGACGAAGCAGGGATTCGACGCAGCTACGTGGGACAAGCGCTTAGACTTCGTGAGAGATGTGCGAGCCATTTAGCAGAATATGACCATATAGCATTAAGCCTTAAAAAGCATAAGTTTTACAGTGAAAGTAATCCTACTGGATGGAAACTTTCATATAGAACATGTAGAAAGGATGAACTTGACCAGAAAGAAATTGAAACAATCAAGGCTTTTGCAGATAAAGGCTTCCAGATGTACAACATTACAGCTGGTGGCCAGTTAGCTGGAAAGCAAGTAACAGGGCAATATAAACAGCCCAAGACATACAGACAGGGACTTCAGCAAGGCAAGAAAACACTTGCAAGAGAGCTAAAACACATCATTGATACTCACTTAAAAGTATCAATCAGACCAGAAAAAACAAATAACAAAGTATCTATTAAGGCGTTGGAAAAATTCAACGACTTACTCAATGAAGAAAACTATCACTGATTCTAACACACCAGTAATTCTACTGGCTAAATTCCAAAGATAAAAAATAAAAAAATGAAAGGAGCTTGCCTTCATATGACGAAAGGGTGCACCGGGCTTCTTTGAAAATGAAATTAAAGTGTGAAATATATCGTGATTCTATGCAGAATTATAAGAAATATGCAATCCCAAGAGCGCAGCTTGTAATTGCAGATGTTCCTTACAATGTAGGTAATAATTTTTATGGAAGCAATCCCATGTGGTATACGAAGGGAGATAACAAGAACGGTGAAAGCAAATTAGCTGGGAAAGCAGCATTTAACTCTGACTTCAATTTCAACTTGTATGAATACTTCCATTTCTGCTCGAAAATGTTGAAAAAGGAACCTAAAAAGGCAGGGGCAAGAGGAAGAAGTTCAGACGCACCATGCATGATTGTGTTTTGTTCGTTTGAACAAATTCAAACTTTGATCAATGCGGCTGCGAAACATGGCTTTGTTCACTATATACCACTTGTGTTTATCAAAAACTACAGCCCACAGGTGCTTAAAGCAAATATGCGTGTAGTAGGTGCTACGGAATATGCACTTGTATTCTACAGAGATAAACTTCCAAAATTTAGAAATGGATCACAGACGGATGAAAACGGAAAGACTATTCGTGGAACTGGAAAGATGGTTTTTAACTGGTTTCAGTGGGAAAAAGACGGAAAGGACATTCCAAAAATTCATCCAGCACAGAAACCAGTAGCAGTTCTAAAACGACTGATTGAAATATTTACTGACCCTGGGGATGTGGTAATTGACCCTTGCTGTGGAAGTGGTAGCACATTGAGAGCCGCCATGGAGCTTGGTAGAAGTGCATACGGATTTGAAATTGACAGAAATTTTTATAACAGAGCAAAAAACGAAATGCTTGTTTTTGAAAACGATAGCCAAATGAGCATAGGAGATTTTATATAAGGAGCGTGATTGAATGCCAGAAAACACAAACGAATGTGTAATTGAGTGGATTCCCGGAAGAGATTATGTAGGGGTTACTGCTAAGAACGGAAGTTCCTGGAAGAACAGATGTGAGGAATTAGAAAAGGAATTTCCAGACGATGTGAAAATTCTTGCCAGAAATAATGATGGATCTATTTTCGCTCACTTGCCGTATTCCTACATACCAAGAAAATATTCCGATGAAGCAAAAAAGAAAGCTGCGGAAAGATTAAATAAAATGCGTGCAGAAAAAAGCAATACTGCGGCAGATGAGCCGGTTTGCGTATGAATTACCGTCAGAGGAAATATAATGAGGGACAGTCTTCCAGAAATGATATTTACAGATTTCTTGTCAAGTATTTTGAGAAACACGGATATATGCCTTCTTATGAAGAAATTATGGATGGAACAGACCTTACAAAGTGTACCGTCCAGAGACATATGCGGCAATTGGAGATGGATTCTCTGATTGCCACAGAACATCCGGGAATATCGAGAGCGTACCGTTTGACGGAATACAGATACGAAAGGAAAAAATATGGGAAGCAAATTAAAGATGAAAGCACCAAAGAAAAATAGGGTGTTGGAATGCGATAACCAAATGTCACAGGCATTCGGAAGAGCAATGAAGCAATCGTACAAGGAACTACAGGAAATGCGGGATCAAGCCTACAACGACGGCTTTGATACTGGCGATAATTGGGCGACCGTAGTCAATACTGTAACAATTATGATGGCTTTGAACAAGAAACATAAGTTTTCAACAGACAGGCTTCTGGATGTAGTTCATCTTGCTAACGAGTATGTGAGGATGGCAAATAACGGAGAGAGAAGCTTTATGAGCATGATGGAGGAAATCGAAGAGAAGACGAAAATTAGATTTCCAGAAGAAACTAAAGAACTGGTCAGAAGATTTGGAGCGTAAATAAATGGTTAAAAGAAAGGAATAACACTTATCCTCGTGAAACGAGGTTCCGCCTAATCAGAATAGGCTGGGTAAAATTTGATAAATGCTAGACTGGAATGCATTGGTTCTCCTGCATAGCGCAGAACAGACTAACGGTCAGAGGTAATAACCCCCAAGGCTATAAAGCAGATTGTAAAATTGCCATACGGATATTTGTAGTATGGCGTGTGAAAGAATTAATTGAAAAATCCATAGATAGGTTGAAACTGGCAAGCGATATTTTGCTGAAACATTACAACAAGCCACTTGTATGTGAGTATTCCGGTGGAAAGGATTCAGATGTACTTTTGCAACTATTCAGAATGTCTGGAATCCCGTTTGAAGTACATAACTCACATACCACTGTTGATGCACCGCAGACAGTAAGGCATATCAAGAATACGTTTTCTGAATTGACGGACAAAGGCATCAAATGCGAGATTGATTATCATGTGCAGGAAAACGGCAACCGTCTTACAATGTGGAATCTTATTCCAAGAAAACTAATGCCACCTACCAGAATTGTTCGGTATTGCTGTTCAGAACTGAAAGAAGGTGGGAATCCTAACAGAATGATTGCAACAGGCGTTAGATGGTCTGAAAGTAGCAAGAGAAGTAATAGAAGCCCATTTGAAGTATTAGGACAGACAGCAAGCAAAAGTATCGGCGTTTCTGATGAGAAAATGCTTATAACCGATAATGATTGTACTAGAAGATTATTTGAAAATTGCCAGATGAAAGCAAAGACAGTAGTTAATCCAATTATTGACTGGACAGATCAAAATATCTGGCAGTTCATTGGTGAAAAAGATATTCAGGTATGTGAGCTGTACCAATGCGGATATAATAGGTTAGGTTGCTTAGGCTGTCCGCTTGCATCGAAGAAGCAGAGGGAAAAGGAAATGTATGATTTCCCAAAATACAAGCAAGCCTATATACGTGCTTTTGACAGAATGATTGAGGAACGCCGGAGACGTGGAAAAGATACGAAGTGGAGTTGCGGCGAAGAAGTTTATCTATGGTGGATGCAAGATAACAACGTAGTTGGTCAGATGGAATTATCTGATTTTATTGAGTATTAAAATCATGTACCAACTGCACAATAGCGTGCCAGTTGCTTACATGGGGAAAGTGAGGATGAAAAATGGATAAATTAAAACCTTGTCCGTTTTGCGGAGGAAAGGCAGAAATGCTGATTAATGAATATGAGGATTCGAGAAAAGAATATCTTGCAGCTTGTACAGAATGCGATGGAATGGTTGAGCGTTGGAGAAAAACAGAGGAAGAAGCCGTAGAACAGTGGAATCGAAGAGTAAGTGATAAGGAGGACGCAAAATGTTAATCAGAAGTCAGAACAAAAAGTATCTTGTAAGCACTAACAATATCATCTTCTATGTAATGGACAGCGAAGTTATCTGCTTTGGTATATCTGGTATTGAAGATAGCGACTATATAATTCTTGGACATTACGAAACGGAAACAAAAGCCATGAAGGTACTGGATATGATTCAGGAAGCCTATGAAGAATATAAAATTAATTGTACTTTTTTGACAGGATTTACAGGACAGCGAACAATTGTAGAATCAAACGATATTCGCGTCAATGGTTTCGAAGAACTTGTAAAAAGTTTTAAAAAGAATATGGTCTTTCAGATACCAGAGGATTCGGAGGTGGAAGTATGAACAAGACCAATATTGGCTTTTTGAAACATGGAGATGTTTTCCGATATAAATGTGAAATGTATAGAGCTGGACATGTAATCGAAAATACAGATGGATATGTTTCTTGCACAAATATCAAAACACGCAAAGTTGAAAGGCTTTATATAGATACAGAAGTGGAGGTAGAAGCATGAAGTATAAATGCGTGAAGGCGTTCACATTAGATACATACGATGGTGATGGATTTTACGTTGACGGATACATGGAAATTAAGGTAGGCGAAGTTTACGAAGTAGGAAATGAAAATATTATCGATGGAGAAATTCATCTTGACGGAGCGAACGTTAACAGATGGATTGAAATATCTCAAGAAATGTTGGATGAGTATTTTACAGAGGTGGTTGTATGAGCAGAGTACGAACCAGATTAGAACAATACAAAACTGAGATGGAAAATAAATCACAGTATAAGCATGGGCTTCCAGGGAGTGCGCTGGATATTGTGAATACTCTTCTGAATGATTTGGAACAGGATGAGAAAGAAAAAGATTGGATTATCGTCAAGTATCATAAAATCACGGATGCAGAACGTAAGGAAAATGGTTATTCAGAGGATATTGAATATTACCTTGACGGATTACTACCAGATGATGGACAAGAAATTATTGTCACTGATGGGGAAAATACCTGGTGTGATACATGTAGTGTTAATTCGGATGTGGAATATGGTTTAGAAAGTTGTATTGATTGGATTGAAATAAAAGCCTGGATGCCACTTCCAGAACCATACAAGGAGGGCTGAGGAATGCGGTTAATCGACGCAGATAAATTAAAAAAAGATATACTGCTTCAAAATATCTTAGGAGAACCAATACAGAAGATTATAGACAGATATATACATATTGTGGACGAGCAGCCGACAGCATTTGATGTTGATAAGGTTATTGGCGAATTGAAAAGAGATAAATTCATCGAATCCGAATGTATCTTATCCGATGTGCATCAAGGATACAATGCTGGACTGAGCAGGGCGATAGAAATTGTGAAAGGCGGTGGAGTTGAATGAGCAAATAAGTATTAGTGATTGACACGCCAGAAAATTGTTATGGCTGCCCGTTCGGAACCGCATACTGCGGCGAACTTGAATATGTGGGTTATTGTGAATTAGCTGACTGTTTAGATTATGATGTAATTCTGATGACAGAAGAACTTTATGATTGCGAAAGCAAATCAAGACCTGATTGGTGTCCATTGAAACCACTGCCGGAGAAAAAAGAGTATATCGTTCCAATTGATAATGTGGAATCACAAAAAGATATTATTGCGGTTGGTTGGAATACTTGTATTAATGAGATTACAGGAGAAAATTATGATGATTGATTTAACAGGAAAAAGCGTGTTTGTAAAGACACAGGAAGAATATTTGAGCGTTCTGAAAATGGCAAAGCTTCAGGGATTCACATGGGTGAGAGAAAACAATTTAAGCCCTATCAAAATTCCATTTCCAAATGTATTGAATTTTTACGATGACAAAAACGTTGCTTACAGAAATGAAGAAAAGACATTGTATGAAGCATCTGAAATCGTCGAAGCTGAAGAGAAAATCAAGGATGCAGTAAATCTTGTCAGAGCATTCGCTAAATACCCAGACAGAACAGCATTGACGGACTCATTTATTGAGTCCTTGAAGTTACTTGCAGATACTGTAGAAAGTCAAATGGAAGAGGTGAAGTAGATGACTGATGAAATTTTCGGTCTTATGGAATGCTTCCCCGGGAGCTACATAAACAGATTTGGGGAAATAATTCTTTCCGAAAAAGGAAACGTATATTTCACAGCAAAGAATTGTACCGATAAAGAAGATATTATCTGCAAGCTACTTGAATGGTGTTCAAGGCCAATGGCAAAAGGAGAGCCGTACAGTTCGCACAAAAGAAATAATGAATGGAGAGAACAACTGATATCAAGCCTTAACAGATATCTGGGTACAAACTTTGACCAAGGGGATATGTACTGGATTTACGATCAACTTGGAAATGCTGTAAATCATAAACTGACATTAAAGTTTATTAGAAGTGATTTCAATATGGCAATTATATATCAAGAAGTAAAAGAGGTGGAATGATGGAGAGATTAACAGATTATTCAGACGATGAATGCACATATATCATTGGCGTTGGGAATAAAACTTGCGAAGAATTTTGTAAATACGTAGTAGATGGATGCAAGAATTGCTATATCCAACAAGTGTTTAAAAAACTTGCCGATTATGAAGACTTAGAAGAACAGGGCTTGCTTGTGAGATTACCGTGTAAGGTTGGAGACACGGTTTATAGAGTGAATGCCGGAGCCAAGCAACCGATTATTCCGATGACTGTTTCAGAAATTCATTTTCTCTGTTACAAAAATGAACGTGCTGTAAGGTTTGACGCAATAGGCAAAGAAGATATGGGAGAAAGTTGCTACCGTTTAGAAGATATTGGAAGAATAGTATTTCTCACACGTGAGGAAGCTGAGAAGAAGTTGGATGAACTCAAAAATGAAATTTAATTTTAAGGAGGCGCAAAATGGGAAGAAACATTTATTTTACGGATAGAGAATTAAGCATGGTAAGAGACTATGTGTTTGAAGCAACTGATATTTTAGGCAATGCTTCTGATACAGCAGAACAAGTGGACGAAGACATGGAGAATGGTCTTGGCTCTGCTTTGCGAAAATTATACAAAGGCTGTATTGGAGAATCAAAATACGCAAAGTATAAAACAAAACGAGGATAAAAATATTTTTAATCCGATAGAGAAGAAGTTAGAGGAGATGAAGAATGGACGTTAAAGAAGCCAAAGAAATATTATCCGATATGAGAGACCAGCATTTGCAGTTCATTGACGGAGCCGAAAATACTTGGACATGGGGCGAAAAATTTTTAAAAGAAGCATGGGCGTGTGATTCTGGCGCAAAGGCTCTTTCCGGATTAATCACAGGGATAAAGATTGATAAAGGTATTATAGCAGATATCATTCAACACTACGGCAAAAATAATCAAAGTACAGTCTGCATGGAAGAATGCGCCGAACTTATACAAGCAATCAGTAAGGAAAAACGTGGAAAATCGACCGTGATAACATGATAAAAGAAATTGCAGATGTGTTGATCTGCATCGAAATGCTAAAGCAAATGTACATGATTTCCGATGAGAAAATTAATAATTGGATTGAGAAGAAACAGGCGAGAGAAGTAGAAAGGATGGAGAAGAATGAATAAATGTTGCGCTAGTCAAGATGGGATATGTCGGAATGCCATTCTTTTTGGAACAATATGCGATGGTTACAAAGAAAGATGCAGATTAAGACCAACTTATAACATTATCGAACAAACAGTGAAGAATTACCAGAACAATTTAAGAAAAATATTTGGAGCGGAGGATTAATCATGAATAAGAAAGAAATCGCAGAGATTAAGAAGCAGTTTACACCGGCCAATTGTGCAATCACACGCATTTGTGGTTGTTATGTAGACGCAGAAAAGAACAAGAAAACCAAAATTAAAGAAGCTTTCCTTTCCATTCCAGAGGAAGAAATGTTTAAGTATTTTGACATTTTCAAGAAAACCATGTCTGGCAGACTTGGAAAGAACCTTATGAACTTTGATTTTCCATTAGCACAGGAAAAAGAGGGTGGAACACAGGAATTTCTTATGCGGATCAGAGCAAGTAAACTTAAAGATGATGAGCTTTTGGACGAGTTCTACGACAAAGTGATTGAAAATTACGATTATAACGAAAATTACTACATAGTTCTCATTCATTCAGTATATGACATTCCCGGAAAAGCTTCTGATGGAACCGAAATGCACGATGCATCAGAAGAAATTTATGAACACATTCTGTGCAGCATTTGCCCAGTGAATCTTTCAAAGGCTGGGCTTAGCTATGATGTAGCTGAAAATAACATCAAAGATCGTATTCGTGATTGGGTAGTCTCAAGACCAGAAACAGGATTCTTATTCCCTGTATTCAATGACAGAAGCACTGATATTCATGGAACTTTGTATTTCAACAAAAACATAAAGAATATTCATCCAGACTTCATCGAAAACGTTCTTGGCACACCAATTCCACGTATACCAGGGAATGAGAACAATGTTTTTTCGGATTTCATCATGGATAATTTCGAAGGAAATACAACATTCAATTTCACGGAAAGTCTGATTGAATCATTACAGGAAGTAAGAGAACAGAAGAAAGATAGCCCGGAGATGATAACCGTGTCATGTGACGAAATGGAACAGATTTTTGGATATTGCGGAGTTCCAGACGAGAAGTTATCAGATTTCAAGGAAAATTGGGAAATGTATTTCAGTAATGAGCCTGTTGCCCTTGACAATATCCATAATTCAAAAACCGCAAAAATTGTAACACCAGATACAACAATCTGCATCCAGACAGATAAAATTGCTCTGATTGAACTGAAAGAAATAAATGGTGTTCCATCCCTTGTAATTCCGGTAAATGGAGAACTGAAAATCAATGGAATTGAAGTTGAATTAAGATAAACACTTTTGAAAAAGCCAGGAATTGGAGAAAGGAATTTCAAAATTGGCAAGCGATGTAAAATGGATAAAAATATGTTCAGACATTTTTGATGATGAAAAAATAATGCTAATTGAAAATTTGCCAAGTGCGGATAGCATTATCGTAATCTGGTTTAAATTGTTGTGCTTAGCCGGAAAAAATAACAACAGCGGTGTTTTTATCCTAAACGATAAGATTGCATATACTGATGAAATGTTAGCGACAGTATTCAGGAGAGATATTAACACAGTTCGATTAGCGTTAAAAACATTTGAGAACTACGGAATGATCGAAATTGTTTCCGGTGTTTATACAATTCCGAACTGGGGAAAATATCAAAATCTCGATAAAATTGAGCAAAAAAGCCAATATATGCGAAACTATATGCAAGAATATCGAAAAAAGCAGAAAGACAAAATAGAGTGTAAAACTAACAGTAAACTTTACGGTAAAGTTAACAGTAAAACTAACGTTAGCTCAGCAGAAGTATATAATAAAGAACTAGATAATAAAGAAAAAGAAATAGAAGAAGAGAATGATTTAATAGTATCTAAAGATACTATTCGTCAGACTGACGTCCAACGAATTATTGATGAATGGAATACTCTGGAAGAATTCGGCATTACTCCTGTAAAAAGAATGACACCAAAACGAGAACAGGCAGTGAAAGCTAGAATCCGTCAGAACCATATGGGCGATATATTAGAAGCCATTGAAAACATTCGCCATAGCAGCTTCTTACAAGGGCAGAACAAAGAAGGCTGGATGATAACTTTCGATTGGTTCTTAAAGCCCGGTAACTTTGCAAAGGTATTTGAAGGGAACTATCTTGATAAATCCGGCAACAAGCCTCAAAGCTACATGGAGAAAATCCAAAACAGGGTAAGCGAGGTGGACAATTGGGTATGACAAGGGAAGAATGGGCGGTGCTGGTAAAAGCAATGAAAGCTGTGTACACTTCTCCATCATTTCTGCCAGATCAATATGCTTTTGATACTTGGTACGGATTACTGAAAGACCTAGATTACAAGCTTTTAAGTTTTGGGTTGAAGAAATATATGCAAACTGAATGGAAAGAACCTACAATAGCTGCATTACGGCAATGCGCGCAGAGCCTTCAGACACAAAAAGAAGAGCTGAATGAAACGGAAGCATGGGAAAAGGTACGCAGAGCCATTCAAAGCTCTGCATTATATGCCGAAACGGAGTTTGATAGGCTCCCAAAAATTATCCAGAAAGCAGTATCAAGCCCGGCACAGCTTAGAGAATGGGCGGTATCTGAAAATGTAGATGGCACATGGTGGAGTGTGGTTCAATCAAATTTCCAAAGGACTTACCGGGTAGAAGTGCAAAGAGAACAAGAACGAAGAAAGCTAAGCCCAGACCTTTTAAAAATTATAGATTCTGCCAGATTGGGAGGTGAAGAAAATTGCCAGATAGAAAACCATGGAGAGAATTAAAAAGCACTGAAATTATAGGCTTAAAGCGGAGACAATGCTCGAAATGCGACTATTACAGCAAAAACGAAAATGCATGGAGTACAAATGCAACCTGTGATTATATCTTGATTGAAGAACATAGCAGAGGATGTGATCCGAGGGATTGTGTTAAAAATGGTATCTTCAAGAAGAAAGAGAGAGGAAAGTCAAGAGTAAAGCGAGTGATTCTATGAGAAAGATAAGCGAAATGTATAAACTGTCTGGCGGTACAACTTATCAGCATATCTGTTCCGATTGCAGATTCTTCTATGGTGGTAAGCATCCGCGGTGTTTACAATACGAACTGGAAATTGATTGGAACCCAGATTATATAGCTTGCAAATTTTACAACCTGGAAGAATCTCAGATTGATGGACAGGTAAACATCTTTGATTTGTTGTAAAACGTGATAATTGTGTACTTAAAATAGTGCAGAATCGTTCAAAAGAGAATAATGGTAGAAATTATAGGGCATACAAAAGATAAAGAAAAACAGCGCTTAAAACGAGATAATTATATGGAGGGACAATTAATGGAAAAAGCTATATTGTATGCCATAAACGAAAGAATGTTCTCGCTCGGTCTGATAGACGAGAAAACAAGAGATAGAATTAAAGCTGAAATCAGCATTAGAAAGTAACGAAAATGTATTGAGTGGAGTTATATGAGGTGTTATACTTTATATGATTCCACTCCCTGTTTATTAAGGGAGAAATGCACTATGAATATTTATTATGTCAGAGAAAAATTAAGAAATTGCTCTATTTACGACATTGAACTAAATGTTGCTTATTATGCCAGGGTTTCTACTGAAAAAGTTGAACAGCAAGCATCCATTAAGCACCAGGAGGAACATTTTGAAGAGCTGATACATTCTAACAACAGATGGAAGTTTGCTGGTTCTTACATTGATGATGGTATTTCTGGAATACATGCGGATAAAAGAGAAGAATTTCAAAGAATGCTCAGAGATGCAAAGCTCGGAAAAATTGACATGATTATTACGAAAGAAATTTCAAGATTTGCACGAAATACTCTTGACAGCATCCAATATACCAGGGAATTGTTATCTTACGGCGTATGCGTGTGGTTCCAAAATGATGGAATTAACACTATTGATGATGATAGTGAGTTCAGACTTACTATTATGGCCGGAGTTGCACAGGACGAAATCCGCAAACTTTCTTCAAGAGTAAAATTTGGACACGCACAGTCAATCAAAAATGGTGTTGTTCTCGGGCACAGAATGTATGGATACTCAAACAATCAAGGAAAACTCGAACTGGTTCCAGAAGAAGCGGACATGGTTCGAATGATTTTTCAAGATTACGCTTCCGGAATATCTACGCCAAGAATAGAAAAAAAACTCTGGGATATGGGATACAGAAGTTTCAAAGGTGGGAAAATCAACCGGGATGTCATAAAAAATATTATTCGGAATCCAAAATACAAAGGATACTATTGTGGAGGAAAAGTAAAGGTTGTCGATATGTTCACCAAGAAACAAGAATTTCTTCCGCAGTCAGAATGGGTAATGTTTAAAGATGATGGCTCCAGAGTGCCGCAGATCATTGACGAGGCCACTTGGGAAAAGGCAAATGCATATTTAAGAGAACGAGGAGAAGCTATAAAATCGAGAAGAACGTCTTTTAAGAATGAAAATATTTTCACCGGAAAACTTTTCTGCGCAAATGACGGAGCGCCATACTGGATGAAGCAACATTACATCAGAGGAAAAGAAGATGTTCGATGGGTATGCAGCTATAAAATAAAAAATGGAGCAGCTTCTTGCAATTCGTTCGGGCTGGCAGAATCAGAGCTAAAAGAAGTAATTGCAGAATTGATTAATAAATCTTCTGAAAATATTGACAGCATTTTGGAGGAATATTTTGAAATTTTACAGTCCTCAATTAAAAACATTCCAGACAATATAAACGAAATCACGAGACTTGAAAAACAGATCGACCTGTTAAAACAAAAGCGTGAAAAAATACTGGAATATAATCTGGATGGCAAAATATCTGATGATGAATTTGTTTCAAGAAACAAAGAATATGTAAAACAGATAAAACAGACAGAGAGCCATATTCGAGAGCTACAAAACACCAAAAGTCCAGAACCAGTAGAAATACAATTAAATGCTATTAAAGAGCAGTTAAAAAAGTTCAAAGGCGTTACTCAAAAAGACATTAACAGGCAGATTGTTAATGAACTTTTTGAGAAGATTACCGTTGAACCGTTGGCGGTTACATGTGCAACACTGACATTTCAATTGAGGTCTGGAAGCCTTGAAAAATGGGGGTTTCCCTTGCGCCGTTCTGACGATATGATTTTTACTCTACATTCAGAACAACACAAGATATTTAGTAGGAAAACTTGCATTAAGACACAAGATATGGTATTTTTCAAATATAAGTACCTTTTAGCACTATAAGAGAAAAAAATGGGAGTGGAATCAATGATACACACAGCTTATGACGTAATGAAAGAGTTTTTAATCACGGATGCAGACCTTGATGGCAAGTACGGAATTCCGAAAATTCCAAAGACTTTTATTCATCCGGGGAAAGATACTGTAGATTTTGCAGAGAGCTTCAGCAGGAAGATTAAAAACCATAAGGAACTTGATGTAAATTTCTTTGTGGACGATGTACAGTTTCAAAGATTATGGAATCAGCCAGACAAGTACATTGAACATTTAAAATGTTTTCATGCAGTCATTATGCCAGATTTCAGCATATCGGTCGGTAAGAATGGAATGCCGTTGGCTATGTGCTTGTGGAATAAATACCGCAATCATGCGTTGGCTCACTACATGGTCCTGAACGATATTCCAGTAATTCCGAACGTAAGCATATTACCGGAATACTGCTGGGACTGGTGCTTTGATGGACTACCAGAGGGAAGCGCAGTTGCTTGTTGCACCAATGGAAGAGTAAAGAGCAAGGCAGCACGGTTGGAGTTTTGCGTTGGTTTCAAGGAAATGGAACGAAGATTGAAGCCACTGAGAGTTATCATTGTTGGAAGAATCCCGGAAGAGTTGGAAACGGACATAGAGATTATAAACTTTGAAACCAGAAATCAGAAGATTAACAAGGAGGGCGCGAATGGGAACAACGACTGACAATTACCAGAGAAAGAAGAAACTTTCTAAGTCACAAATGAAGAGGACAGAACGTTTAGAGAAATCATCCCACAGAAGATATGGAACACGGAAGAAAGAAGGATTAAATAAATTGTGAATTTTGAATCATTTAAAACTTTACGCTATAGAAATATTTGTGCAAAATTAAAATTTAAGTGGCAGCTAGAAAATGAGAGAATTTTTCTGGTTGCCACTTTTTTTATGGATTTACTTGATTTTAGGCTTCTAAAATTATGTTGAAATTTAGGGATCATCCACAAGTTAGTTGCAACTATTGAATCCTTGAACAGCTGCGACTTTTCCGTTGCAACAAATCAATCAGGGGACAGCACCGGGAGCCGATACCATGCAGAGCTTATGAAGCCTGGACAGCGCCGGGAACGATTGAACGCCAACGAAGTCAACCGCCAGCCGTAGCTCTGGCAGATCAGAACCAATAGCCCACGGATAATAGGCCATAGCAACAAGTAACATACAACACAACGTTAAAATACAATAATACTCTTGCAAAATAAGCCTTAAATGGCTTGTAACGTATTTAGCCTATATTTTATTGGCTACGATTATAAAACGCCTTAAAATGGCAAATACAGCGTTATACAAGCATATCACAATATAGTTGTATAGCCCTAATTGATATATAGCCCGGACAACTGCGACAGATCACCGGGAAGACTGGACAAGCTACGCACATAAGCGGACAAAATGCACCAATTTACACGGTACGCAAAAAAACATAGCCGCACATAGCTATACAAAGCTATTATATACCCATAGCAGCAGACAGTCAATAAACCATGTGGCGCACTACAAATCGTTTTAAAGGCTCATAAACGGCTTATAATGCAAATGTGGCTAAATCCCCATTAACAGCATAAAAAGCCATTTACGGGCAAAAAATTAAGCTAATTGATTGACTTATGGTATTAACTTTGCAAGGTGCATCTGGCAGAATGCCAAAAACCGCTTGCACGCCGTGAACGTGCCGCCGGGCTGAATACCGGGAAGCGGCGGAAACTATTTGAAAATAAGGCTTTTTAACTTTTCAGCCGTAAAACTATCAAGAATATCATAAATATATGTTTTCAATAAAATTGTGTGTTCACTTAAAAAATAATCTGTAAAATTTTCGAGATCGTCACAGAATTGCTTTTGATTAATGGAATAAAATTCATCAATTAATTTGTTTTCAAGTTCTTGTGAAAATTCATCGTACAAAGAAATATTGTACTTTCCAGCAAATTGGATATATTCACTTTCACCAGTAAATAAAAAGTGCAAGATTTCTGTTTCCGGGCCTTTTTCGCAAATATCATTAATGTATTGATACAGGCTTTTATTTTCTAAAGCTTTGTTATTATCATCAAATACTTTATAATTATCAAAAAAATGTTTAATAGTTTCATTTACAATATTTTCCCATTTTTCCATTTTTAACATTATCATATGTATTGCCCCTCCATTTTATGCTATTATATCATACGCTAAGCCAAAAATAAACAGTACAAAAACTTGCCCGGAATCTTAAGCCCCTTATTATTTAAAAGTCATTTTTGTAACAGCCGGAAGACTGCGGAAAAATTCCCGACGGTCGTAATTATCTTTAATATTGAATTGTCTGTCGCTTGTGGGGATGATCTCGCCGCCGATAAGCTCCATACAGGAGAGTTGCAAACAGTTCTCTTTTTTTGTTGATCTGTGCAGCGCATATCGCATCACAGACTTTTTACCATCCCGACGCTTTACCGGGGACATATCCCAATAAGCTAATTTAATAACGCCACCAGCAACAGCCTTGAAGATTTCCATTGCTTCCTTTTCAGCTTTTCTGTTGATTGTATCAACTGTGGAGAAATCGCCGCTTTTTATGGCGGCGATTGTCTGCGCTTGCGTGGCTTTCTTGATTGTTACCATTTTAAAGCCCTCCATAAGTCTTATTTTTCTTGTAACACTTGTTCCAAAAATCAACGACTTTTTCAGCTTCTTTTTTTGTGCTACAAATATTTGCGGAAGTAATGCCGGGGACTTGCAAGGAAAATAATAAATTATCAGAGCTTGAGACCCGAAGCACAGACGCAAAGTTTTTATTGTTTGTGCGTGTTGAAATTGCTATATAATGATATTTCATGTTTTAGCCCCCCTTTTTTAATCCAATAAACACTCTTGGGAAATGCAATATTTTTCTTTTAATAAATCAAAAGCCCTGTTTGTTACTTTGTAACAGTAAATACCGTTTTTTGTTTCTATTAAGGTAATACCGCGCCCCTTTAATTCTAATTCAGTATATAAAAACCAGTGATTCCCATAATAAGAGCTGCGTGCTTCAATCTGTACGCCTTCCGGCTTTTGCTCGCCCATTTCCAGTGTATAATTGTAAACACCTGGCTTTTTTGCGATTTGTGGCGTTTTTATAGGATTCGCCAGCTCCTGGCGTTTCGTCCTTCCGATTCTGCGGAGCGTCAGAAATTCATTTTCTTTTATTTGTCCATGTTTTTCCATGTATTCTGCTGTTCCAAGATAGAAGTCACAGCTTTCAACGCTTCTGCATACTGCAAAAAGCTTTACAAGATTTTCATAACCTTTTGTATTTTTAACTGGAAAATTAATTATTGTTGCCATGTGTGAACCTCCTACAAATCTTTTTTTCTTGGAACGTCAACAACTTCATAATCATTTTTACAAAGCTCTTTTAAGCTTCTCAATGCTTCAATATTATTTTCCTGGATATCATAACCATTTTCACGGAGAAGATCAACGGCGGTAACAAGATACTGATTTCCATAGCCATACTGAATGCTACTTTTTAAAACGCGGCCATTTACAACAACCGTTACTGTGTGGTAAGTATTTCCATATAATTTCTGAAACCATCTACGACCTCTAATTACTAATGTTTCAATTTTTTTCATTGTTTTTCACCTTTACCCCTGTTATAATAGGGTTGCCTTTCTTTTTAGTTTGGTGCCCGGGATTAGTTGGAAGCTTGCCCGGGCTTTTTTATTTTGTTGTAATGTTTCTTTCTGGTATTATAATAACACTATATAGTAATACTGTCAAGTGCTATTATATTATTTTTTAATTGACTTTTGATACTTTTTAGTGTTATCCTGTTTCCAGGAGGTGAAAAAATGGACGGTACAAAAATCATTAAAAAATTACTTTTGGAAAAAGATATAAACACTGTAGAGCTTGCGAAGCGTTTAGGCTGCGGAACCGCTAACCTTTACAACAAGTACAAAAGAAACAACTTTTCTTTAAATGAACTTGAAGAGATCGCCGCCGCTGTTGGCTGTAATCTGGAAATAACTTTTTCCGATAAACAAGGGAACTAGAATTTTTCAATTAATCAGTCCGTTTTCCTTATGTCCTCATTGTGTTGAGTGGTTCGGGCGGTTCCGGTTGTTTGTTTCTTTTGTTCTCTGTTGATGGTTATATAATACACTAAAATATAATGTATGTCTATTGACATTATACACTAAAATAAAGAGCATACATAAAACAGCTTTTGTGCATGTTGTACATTGAAATATAGTGCATAAAAATGTTATTATAATAGAAAAATAAAGTACTGCGAGGTGATGTTAGAATGATTAAATATAAACGCAATATAATTGATATGATGGCAGAAAAGGGAATCACAACCTATTTAATAAGGAAAAATAAGATATTTACAGAAAGCCAGCTGCAACAGCTGCGCAATGATCGACTTGTCACGCAAGATACATTAAATAAAATATGTACTATATTGGAATGCCAACCCGGTTATTTATTGGAATATCTGCCAGATGAAACCACAAAAGATTTTGAAGAAAAGATATTGACATACATTAATAAATAATGTATAATAAAGACAGTTAAAGAAAACAAGCACAGCCCCAGACAGGGAGCAGATCAGGAGGAAAAAATGATAGTTAACGAAATGAGAGGAAACCAGTTCTTTTCGGGAAACTGTATTTACAGACCGGAGAATTACCCAGAGGAATGGCGGGAACGCCTGGAAGCTGGCGAGGCGATCAGCTACGAAGAGGACGGCGAACAGTGCCAAATCTGGCTTGAGATGGAAGAACCGGAAGAGGAATAAAAACAGGAGGACAAAAAAAATGAAAAAAATATATTATCACGAGATTACAATGTCCCAGAGTTACAATGAGGGGACAAAAGAACCGATTTACGAAGTATGCAAAGAACAATTTCAATGTGAATACTCGGAAGAATGGACAGAAGACGACGAAGACCCTATAAAAGATTATGTGGAAAATATGATCGAAAATTCTTCTGACAAGAGTTTTGAAGAAAGCAAGTATTCTTGGGACGAAAACGCAGCTATTAATTTTTCAACAGTTGTATTTTCTGGAGCATACCATATTTTATTTAAAAATAGTGAGCCAATAGAATTGTATTATGTGGATTAAAAAAAGAGGTAAATTTATACCTCTTTTTTCGTGTCTAACTAACAATAAACACTTTTCAATTCACACCTAAATAATTTAGGTATATTAAATATAGCATATAAAAATATATCTGTCAACAAAAATAAAGCCCTAGGAAATTAATCCCGGGGCTTTTAAAATGCTTATTTGTGGCGGCTATGGACAGAGTACAGACCGCCGCCGAGCCTGTTAATATTTAAATAACACAGCTTTTATCAAATTGTCAAGAGTAATATTTTTAAAATACCGCTTGACATTCAAAAGAAATTTATTTAAGCTGTTAAATAACGACGGTCGCGGGAACTCAGGAAGGGCAGGGCTGACAGTATAGAAAAACCGTTAATTTAATAATTTGCCTAATAAGCCAGATCACGCCGGGAAAGCTCCTGGAAGGTCTGGCTTTTGCTATTTAAAACTGCTAAAATAAGCCGCCCTATATAATATATATTATAATATAATACCTGCCCTTCCTAGATTCCTAAGACCAGAGTTTATTAAAAGATATGCTATACAGTACCGTATAATAATATATATAATATAAATATAAATAAAGATTATAATATAATACCCCAATTATTATTTATTAATTAGTGACAAAATAGATGGTTTTATTTTATGCAAAATTAAATTTGACAAGATATTAAAAACTGTGTTAAGGTATCAGCAACAAAGAAAACAGAATATTTTATTTAAGTTTTAAGTTTTAGAGAATGTACCCGAACACCCGGAAATTTTCCGGGAATAAGCTTTACCTGGTGACATTCTCTTTTTTTATTTACAAATTAACGTGTTAAAGTGAGGTGAGACATGATGAGATCAACAGAGGATATTCTAGAAAATTTTGAGGAAGAAACAGAAAGTTATTTATTGGCTTTTTGCAATAGATACAAGATTGATGATTTATCAAAAACGCCGCAGAACACTTTTGAAGCTGCCATGTCTTACGCTGGAGATCACATATTTTTAAAGCCAGATAATGTGACTTTAAAATATAACAGAAAAACTATTATAGATTCTGATAATGCACCACTTATTGATTATATTTTAGACAGATACGAACAAATTTGTAAAACATATAACAAAGAGGTTAATATACAAGGTTTTAGTAGATATATAAAAATAAGTGAACAGACTATGTATAATTGGTTAAATGGTGATTATAAATCAAAGATATATATAGATATAGACGGTAATGTAATAAAAGATATACAGGAATGGAAGTTAAACAATAGGGGTGAATACAGGGAGATTGCAAGCACTGCACACCTTGACTTAGTGAAAAAAATTAGATTAATGGATGAACATTCTCTATCTAACATCGGAATTAGTGACAGGAATAATACAGGCGTTGCAATGAAGCTTAACACCCAATATGGATGGAATGCTCCAAACGGAAGAAGCGCAGACGAGAACAGCGGAAAGCCAAGGCGAACCGCCGCCGAGATCGCGGAGAAACACAAAGCGGTGCTGGAACTTCCAGAGATGGAAAAGCCGGAGCTTTAAAGTCTGGAAGAGTACAGAATCGGTAAAAATGTACATGATGGACGGACAAAAGGCAGTAAACACATGGAATTATGCAATATGTAAAGTAATAACGATTATAATTGTGCATGATGTATAGGATTTTAGAGACATCTATATAAAAAACAAGTGTTTATCGTATAGATACATATGTTCGAGAAAATACGTTCGGTAAATTCTCCTTGATCACTGCCGAAGGCCTACGATGAACAGCGACTAGGCAAGGGCAGCAGGTCCCATGGGGCGGCGGGCTGACTTGCCAGCGTCCGCACTGGATGACCGGGGAGGGGGTATATATAAAACCCTAGTCAGCGGTAGTCACCACCAAAACCTCCCGAAAAAACAAAAAAGCTCTCCTTAACATGGCAGGGATAGTGATTGCAACACGAAAGCAGTAAGCCTTAACTGTTTCTCTGCCAACACTAAATAAGGCAGTACCAAGAAAGGCAGGTATAAAACATGAAGATAGGATACGCAAGAGAATCTGGATTATGGTTCCCGTTGGAAGCAAAGAAAAAGATACTTTTGAACGAAGAAATTGACTCGTTTATTTTCGATTTGGCAGATGAAAATAATAATTTTAGACTTCTTTGTGAAAACATGAAAAAGGGTGATTCATTAATTATTTGCGGAGTTGATGATATTGGAAATACCAAGAATGAAATCGAAGAAATATGGAGACGGCTTTGTGATTTGGATATTGAAATCTATGTACTCACAGCTCCGACGTTGTTTTACAGTGAAAGCATGACACTAGAACAATCGTTTATAAGAGATGTGACACGTAGCGTACTTGCTTCTCAGGTCGAAATTGCTAATCAGAAATTAAAAGCAATAAACGATTTGTGATAACTGATAACATTCGCAGAAAGGTAGGCACAAGATGGAAAAAATAGTAAGCAATGACGGATACCTTCGGTCAAGGTTGATGGATGTAACACAACAGCTTTTGAATATTTGTAACGAAACCGGAAATTCAAATATTCAACTCATGACATCATCTTGGGAGAATGGGAAAGGTATTACGCTTCTGGCTAAAGCCGATGAGAAACCGATTCTTTCCGTAAAGATGGATACTGCCTATGAAAAAGCATAACCCGCAATCCGAATCCATCCGCATCCGATTTTCCGAAAAACAGAAAAAAAGGCTCCTGGAAGAGAAGAACCGAACAGACAGGAGCGTATCGGATATTGTAAGACAGGCGGTTGATGAATATTTCTGGAGGAAAAGACGTGCTTAAATTTTTCTTAAAAAATAAAAAAGGTGTTTCGGAAACAAACCAAGCATATGAAAATGTTGGACAGGAATCCCCGGCAATTCGGAAACTGGTGAAGCCAATTCACGCAAAAGCAATATTAGCTGATGGCAGATTGTATGATACTCAAACCGCCACATATGTTTGTGAATATGGGAATCTTTCTTTGTTTGTTACAAAGAACGGTAGATGGTTTGGCGCAAAATCAAAATCTGAATTAACTGGTTATAGTGTTGATGAAAACGGAGACAGAACCGCCGAGTACAGAGTGATGTATTATGACTTGGAATGTATTGATAAAATTTTTGTGATGCAGCATCTGTGGTATTGCAGCCATAAGCTTTACAAGAAATATTTCGGGGAGGCGGAAGAGGGATGAATTGTTTTTTATACATCATTGGGAATGATGTTCGTAAATGTGAAAAAGAAGAAGATATTCCAAGAGAAGCTATTAGAACACTTAAAGTACAAAACGGAGAAATATTTTCAAAGGAAAACGGAGAATGGAAAAAGTTATCCATGCTATACGTACCAATAAGTGATAATAAGGATAGTTTTCCAGAATCTCCCATTGATACAGCGTCCATGATTATCAATGCCACAGTAACTTGCGAACTACCAAATGAAGGTATTCCACTTTCCCCACTATTGAAACAAAAAACATGGGAAATTCCAAAATACAACATTCTACAGTTGGAAGAGATTGCGAAACACCTTCTTCTCTACTGTGAAACTAAAAGAAAGGGGTACGAAGATGCCGATAGTGAAGATCACAAACCCCAACCCCTATGATTGGCGTGAAACAAAATGTTTTATTGATGGAAATAAAGTTCCGAATGTACGCTCAGTTGATTTCCACACCGCAGTAGATGAAATTCCAGTATTTGAGTTTGAAATGATGGCTGTTCCAGACATTGAAATGGAGTGCCTAGCACAAATTAGTGTCACTTCTCAATCAATTACTGATGCAATTTGTGTTTTAAGGCACGAATTACTACAACATGGAGAGATTTACAATGGTTTCAAATCAAGCCTAAAATCGGCTTTAGAATCCTACAATTACTGTGGAATGCCATTTGAGCCAGAGGAAGAGATTGCAGAAAAAATTCTGGACTTCTTAATCGGGGAGGAAAAAGACAATGAATGCACTTAATGTAATTGGAACAGCTGTAAATCTTGCATTTTTTGTTCTGGTTCTAGCTGGCACTTTAGCAATACTGAACGAAGAAGGAAAGACAAGCGTAATACAGATTTTATTCTGTATTTGTTTAGAAATATGTTTTGCACTGAATATTTTCTTAATTTGCACGAGGTGACAAATGTATTTACCGATTCCAATTGGAATTATCCCGATCGAGTTAATCGAAAGGGTTAAATTCATAAAAGCGCAGCTTCGACTTAATCCATGTAGGCTCGGGAAAGCCTATGAAAGTGATAAGTCGAGGCATCCAGAGTAGCGGAAACTCTTATTTTATATACTTGTTTAGCTTAATATCACGACTTCCCCGGTTTTAATGGTGCGCCGGGGTTGATGGGCTATCGCCAAACGGTTAAGGCACAGCACTTTGACTGCTGCATTTGCTGGTTCGAATCCAGTTAGCCCAGTTTGCGGTTTCGCTAATGCCGCAAGTTCATTTTATAACACTCTTTTCTGAAATCTAAAAGTGTTTCAGAAAACCTTTGTTGCGGTTGGTGGTCAAGAACTGCAACAGTGCCAGAAATAAATCTATGGCGGGCTTATTTCTGGTATCTCAGGAAGCTTAGTTCAGCGGTAAGAGCAACGGCCTCATAAGCCGTAAGTCCTGGGTTCGAATCCCAGAGCTTCCATTTCTTCTAAATGCCATTCATCCGTAATATGGGTGGAAAAAACTTCCAGTTGAGCGTGTGGATTAGATAAATTTAGGTGCGATACGGCGTAGCCTAAATGGATCTGATTTCCCGGCTGGTATATCTCGGAGTTAAAAATATTAACGCAGCGCACGTTAATAAAAGGAGTTTTCAAGAGATGCCGTTCTAAGACGCATAAAAATATCCAGTGAATCTACAGCACTAAAACTTGCAGATAGTGGAAAGCATAACACGATAAACCTATTGCTAACCCGGTTCTTCCGGGTTCTGGGAGAATATACCGTAGTGGTAGCGGGACTGGCTGTAAACCAGTTGCTTAACGGCTCGGGTGGTTCGACTCCATCTTCTCCCATTAATAAAATTTAGGAGGGAATATGACAGGTAGCGAATATCAGAAATTAGCAATGAGAAAAAATGATGGTAAATGTAGCGAAAGGCTTTACAAGAAACTGTTCACTAGGAAAGCTGAGGATTTTCATATAACAAAAGACTTAAATGATATGGGTAGCGTTCTGAATGGTTGCTTAGGTTTAGCCGGAGAAACAGGAGAAGTTCTGGACATGGTTAAGAAATGGGTATTCCATGAAAAAGAACTGGACAAAGAACATTTAAAGAAAGAAATCGGAGATGTAATGTGGTATGTGGCTATGTTATGTGAGAGCTTCGGATTTGATCTTGATGAGATCTTGCAGATGAACATAGATAAGCTCATGGCAAGATACCCAGAAGGATTTGATACCGATAAAGCGAATAACAGAAAACCAGAAGATGTTTAGTTTAAATGTGAAAATTAACTCAGTTTCTAAACTGTCCGTGACAGGCGGTGATATGAAACATAGCTCAGTGGTAGAGCAATGATACTCAATATCATGTGACACAGGTTCGATTCCTGTTGTTTCTATCTGGCAAATTGCCATTGCCAGAAGTTGCATTTTCCCCCTAAAGTTCCAGTGTTTCTCGTTGGGAGATTCATGCCGTTCAAGTCGGCACACTGGATTTTTTTAACAAGAGGTGTTTATGGAAGAAAAATGTTGCAAGAATTGTAGAAAACATGATAACTTCACATGTGTTTGCTTCAATGGTGATAGTGAGCATTGTGCAGACTTTACGGGATCAGAGTTTTGTTGCGAGTTTTGGTAGGGAAAAGAAGATGGAAAACAAGATGGAAAACAAGGAGGCATAGTACCGATGAGCGAACTTTCTGAACTTATAAATAGAGGTGGTTTAATCGATGATTTTAAGATAGAAAAATCCAAAGATGAACCACCTACACAACCAATAAAGTTAGCTGATTGGCTGATTGACAGAGGATTGAAAGATGGGATTCGTCTGTATGGGAAAAATGATCTTAGAAAAATTGCAAATTACTTATTGATTTACTGTGGTGATGAAAATGATTGAAGTATGCGGTAAAGAAATAAAAGACGAATGTTCAAACTGCGGAAATATTCTTGAATGTGAGTTATTCCGACAGGGACATGGAATAAAACAGGAACGCGAGAATGTAGCAAAGATGATTGAATGCCAAATGAAGCATAGGGAGGAAAGAGAGAAATGATTAAAAAACTTTCTAATTTTTGGCTCAAAAGAAAAACGGACAATCTTACAAAAATTCCTTTATTCATTATGATGTTCAATTGGAGAAAGTTTCAGAAAGATGGGAAAGATGGAAGCTGCTTGTTATATGCGCTTCACCCAGATATTGCAAAGGATGTATTTTTGAGAGAAAAGTTGCAAGAGTGCGTAGATTATATCCGTGACAACTACGATATGGAAACATTTACTAAGATTTGAGGAGAATGCCATGAGAATTGAAGATTTAAAGAATTTGACTGTAGATCAGCTAAAAAATGAAGTTGTTCGGTTATCTGATGAATGCGAGAAGAAACAGCATGAAATTCTTGATTTAAAAGAGAAGTTAGATATAGCAACAAAAAAGATGTGGTGCGATGAGCTAATTAGCAGAATGCCTATTGAAGAAAAATCCAAACCCACTACTAAATGGTATGATGAACGACACCAGTCCGACTGTATCACAATCAATCAGCTTTATACAACAATAGATGTTATAGTTGACCGATACGCTAATTTAAGGAAAAACAAAGGAATGTGCTGATATGGGCGAGAAAGACGAATTAAAGCATTTCTTTACATGTAATGGTGAAGTGATTGAAGAAATAGCAGGGATTTCAATTTCGGATGGTACTGTTATCGAAGGCGGTATTCTTCACAGAAATGAGGACGGCACACTTTGTAGCATAGGCAAGCCAGTAAGTATTGAACTTGAATGTAAATTAAGTGATGAACTATTTTGGACACTAGTTGCCCCAAATCGAATAAACCAGAACAATTTCCGTAAAATACATGGGATTCCGAAGCGGAGGAAAATTAATGGATCAAGAAAAAATAAGCATTGAAGAAGCCATGAAAATTGGTTTTGGGAAAATACCAAATAACTGCTTAAAAATGAATAAAAAGCCAAAATTTAGACAAATTGCTGGAAGAAAAGGGAAACGGAAATTTGATAATGTTTTTAAATCTGTTGTTCGGCGAATGATAAAAAGGGCAGCAAAAGAGGGAAGACCAATAAAGCATAAAAGAAATAGAAAGGTAAATAAATGAGTATTAAGTCAGCATTGGAATCCGAAGGGATAGATTTTTCTGAATACATGAACCCACCAGAACCGTGGAATGGGCAGGCATTGATACGGAATATTAATGGAGCGAAATACGCTTGTTGTCCTTTTTGCCAAAAGAAAGCACTTCTGATTAGCCCAAACACGAAGATTCAGCATCTTAAATTGAAATGCAAGGGCAGTAATTGCAAGAAAGAATTTGAGGTGAATGTATGATATGGAACGAAGAAATATCCTTTGATGGATTCCAAAAGAAGATTGATGAGTGGTACAAGGATAAAGACTTTGAACTGTGCGACCCACCTGTCAGTGCTCAGTTTGCTTTAGACTTGATCTTCAAGACATTAGTAGATGATAGAGAAGATTATCCATATCTCACAACTATGTCAGAAAACGTAGAACAGACAAATAGCATTATGCTCGATTTAATTCTTCGTAAATACAGTCGCAAATACAGAAAATACTTGAAATCAAAAAGAAAGATGGTGAGCAAATGAAAAAGATACCAACATTATTTGAGCGAGAATTCAAAGACCACAAGGTTGTAAAGGTTCTTCCAAAAGTGCATCCAGGTATGGAATGGGTACTTGAAGGAGAAGGAATTGCAACAGTTAAATATGATGGTTCTTGCTGTGCAGTAATTGACGGAAAATATTATAAACGATACGACTGTAAGAAAGGTAAAATACCACCAGAGGGATTTATTCCTTGTTGTGAACCAGATTCCATTACAGGTCATTGGCCGGGATGGGTAAAGATTGATGAGAATAATCCGGCTGATAAGTGGTTTATTACGGCATATGAAATGACGGTAATGCTTGAAAACTATGGGATGAAATTATCAGATGGCACATATGAAGCAGTTGGTAGATGCTTTCAAAATAATCCATACAATTTCACATCCAATAAATTAATCAAGCATGGCAAAGAAATCGTTGAAGTCGAACGAACATTTGATGGAATCAAGAAATATCTTTCCGAACACAAGATAGAGGGATTAGTTTTCTGGAAGGACGGAAGTCCACAATGCAAAATCAAACGTTCAGATTTTGGCTTTGAATGGCCAGTCAAGAAAGCGTGACCAAATGAACAAAATCAGAAAAATATTTTGGATAATTGCGAATTTCATAATATTCAAATGGGTAGCAGATTATTTGATAGCCACAATTCAAATGATGATTGAAAATCATTGGGGATTTTCTGCAGTACCATTACTGTTTATGGCAGTATTCGCAGAGTGGAAAGTAATTGAAAATATTTTTACGGAATTAAAAAGGTGATTTTATCAAGCCTGCAAATAAAAAGTCAAGGCTAAATTGAAGAACATTGAAAATTTTATACAGGTTGAAAATTAGGTATCAAAATAAGACCACCACACCAGTGCTGGCCTGAAAATATTAGTGGATAATTAAGATTCTGGAAGAGATGAAAGATATTCTTTCA